ATGAAAAAAACTAAAAATGCTTTCACCGAAACCGAAATTGCTGTGAATGACATAAAAAGGTTGTTAGAATGCATCGATATCAAGTTGTCCGCTTTATGCAATAACAATACAGAGTTGAAAGAATCTTCACGAAATACACCTCCCGGATTTTCGGATAGTAAAGAATCACGTGCCGCCATGCTTGATGTGTGCCATAGATTTGAAGAAATCAAAGCAGAAATCGTACGCGATCATTATAAACAGTATGATACTCTACGATCTAAGCTTAATTCTTGAAACCCGGCCTACAAGCTCCGTGAAGCCTTGTATCTTCTCTTTGTTTTCCGTACTTGATAATACATCTATCAAAATATTCCTATCTCTAACCGGCAAAGTTATCTCTTCTGGGTGCCCTATATTTTCCAACAATCCTTTTATAACTGAATTACAAGTTTCCATATCCCCATATTTTGAAGTGTGATACAAACACATAATTCCACTATGTAAAAGTCTATATTCAAGCCCAAGAGGGTCGGTTTTAAGTAAAAGATAGTGGTATATCATCCAATTAGCATATTCGGATGTAGCCATGATTTTGCTTGAATTCTTAGATGAATAATCGGCTACGCGCATTACATCGCCCTTCCTTTCGTTCATTTCTTTTCTAATCTTATCAATATCTATTAAATTATAAATATTCCATCCTATTAAGGCGGTTACAAGCAAAGCTAATATGCCCACTAAAACACCTTGATAATCAAAACCCAAATCATCAGTTCGATAGACGGAAACAAATATAGCTATCACGCTCAGCACGAGAGAGGTTGCGCATCCTATCGTTAAATAAATCTCTCTTCTCTTCATACTTCTTCTTATTTAATAATGTGTAAACAGCTGCAATGGTTAAATAATGTTTTAATTCAGAATATTTCTGCTATCAACCTTGGTGATTCAGAATTATTCTGTATATTTGCATAGGTGAAACAGTAATACTGTAATCACATTGCAAAGTTAATCAGCAAATATAATAAAATAAATAACTAAAAAGTAGTAAAATGAAGAATTGGAGAGAAAAAATGAACAGAGGTGATATTGCCGAAGCTGCAAAACGTGCTGGCATTCATCCGAATCATTACAGCTTATCCTGTAAGACCGCTCCAGAGAACTGGTCTCCGGCGATGATTAAGATTAATACAGAGCTTAAAAAATTAATAGAAGAGCGTGAAGAACAGCGTGCTCAATTTATTAATAATTAATTCACTCTGAAATGGATAAGCTAAGTAAGCGCGAAGAAGAAGTCCTGGAATTGGTAGCTCATGGTTTTTCATCTGACGAGATTGCAAATTCTTTCTTTCGTTCAGTAGAAACAGTGAAGCGGACTATACAGAATATCAAGATAAAACTTCAACTACAAAAGGCTACTGAACTGACTGCCTATTATTGGTGCCGTTCGTTTGGTGTCAGTTTCGAAGAGCGTCGCAACCGGATGCTTGCTATATGCGCCATGTTCTTATTCTTATTAATTGCCCCTAATTATTGCAGAAGAACAAGAAGAGTAGTAAGACGAGAAGAGTATAGAATTGAAATTCAATATTACGCTGAAGCCAGTTAAATTTTGAAATCATGTATGTCGATTTAACCCCTGCGCAATTGAAATACCTGCACTTTTTAGAAAAGTACAAGGTAAAAGACGAACCGCGTGAGTATGTAACTCAAAACGGTGCATATAAACGGTTTGGTCGTGGAAATGTCGAACGTTGGGTTTCCATGAGAAAAGTTCAACGGTTCAAAAGGCCAAATATGATTGAGTTTAAGCTTACTGAATTACAGAAAGCTGCTGCAACTATACAAGATTATGACTATTAAATATATAACCATGATAACATTCAAACAATCCGCCCCTGCCTTAATCGGCATATTTTTAGCCCTTGGCCTTGCCGACGGTGAGCCAACAAACAAACAGCTTGTTTTTGCTCTTATAACAGCATTTTTAACACTTACCTACGTAATTGCTTGCGTTGCTTACAATCAATATAAATCGAACCATCATGAACATAAATAATTGGATATGTCCTGCCGCAGATTGTTCGATATGTACCCACCGTGGTATCTGTCCAGCGGAATTGGAATTCTGTGATGATTGTGGAGAGGAACTATACAAGGGTGAATCGCACGAAGTTGAAGTAAATTCTTCTTATGGAAGAAAGACTATCAAAGTTTGTCCGGAATGCTATCCCTATTACGCCCCGGTTGAAATAGAAAACTAAGCCCATAGATGAGCGTCGACTGCATCAAGTCCTTTCGATAGGATACTGGGCACACATTTGGTGTTCTTTGACATGTTGTAAAAGCCTTCTGTGAACGTTACAACTCATAGAAGTGTCTAACTAAATAATTAACGTGCATAAGTAAGTAGGGGCTTGCGAGCTGCACAAGTATTAACTATGTTCTTGTTTTGATTAAAATAGGTTTTTTATTTGTGAGTTCTTGATTATAGGAATTAGAACTGTAGCCAAGGTTTTGTTTACAAAATTTCGAAAGGCCCTTTTCTGTTATAGCATCTTTGGAAACTTTATCCTCAATTTTATCATAAAATGAGTTTTTCTCTTTTTCATCTTCTTCATATTTTAATTGATATGATTCTGGATGTTTACGATAATTTATTGGTTTTTTACAAGTCTCCTTAATTTCTTTCATTAATTCCTTTTTGAAATTTTCTCGATACTGAAACCTTTCTTTTTCCTCTGAATTCATAACGTTTTTGGTCAAAAATAAGAATTTAATTTGAAGTAACGAAATGTCCTTACGTGTAAGTATGCTGCCCGGGCACCAGTATCGCTTCATTCAAATAAAGCCCGTTCGGTCTCGATACCGAGAACAATCCGTAAAAGGTATGGCGGGTACTTATTATAAATTCTAAAATTGAAAGAAATGAAAACAATCGAAGAACTTGAAAAAGAAATTTCTGAACTAAAAGCTGAATTAGCTAAAAAGTCAGAGAGTTGGTTATCCGTCTATAAAGACTTAGAAATTGAAAAACAAAAGAATGATGATTTACGCACTCAAATGCGAGGAATTGGAATGCTGTTAGTTTCATCTACTGAGGAAAAGAAAAAGTATTGATAATTTCTGATATAAAGTAAGCAAAGTTTTAAATCATTTTTGCAGTCGTTTTAAGTATGACAGCATCAAGCGTGATGTGTAATTGTTTACAGCCTCGGGGAATACGCTCCGGGGCTTTATTTATCCCTTTATTAGAAATCAACAAATAAATATGCCATGAGTATATTTCAAGAAACATGCTACGGCCTAATATGTGACCGCTGCGAGCAAGTATTTGAACATCCTTTTACCGGTTACTCGCTATGGACAAACCAAAGCGCACCTATCGAGGAATCAACAGATAGAGATTGGATAGAGCATGAAGGAAAGCACTATTGTCCTGAATGCTACATTATCGACGAAGAAACAGACGAAATAACAATTAAATAACAACAGCTATGAGTCTTATTAAAAAAAGTACTGAATTAAATATTCAGACAAACATTAAAATGATGGTCTACGGTCAAGCCGGTATGGGAAAGTCTACCTATGCTTTAAGTTCTCCTAAACCCTTACTTCTTGACTTCGACAACGGTGTAAAACGTATCAACAACGCTCATCTAAGAGAAGTTGATACCGTCCAGATAACGTCTTGGAATGACATTAAAAACGTTCTGAGGGAAGATTTATCGCCCTATCAAACCATAGTAGTTGATACCATTGGTAAGATGATGGATTACATCATTGACTTCAAGTGTAACGGTGGCATACCTAACATAAGCAGTTGGAACGGGATTAACGCTGAATTTTCCTGGTTCGTCCGTGAAATATCCACTCTAAACAAGCATATCATATTCGTAGCACACCGGGATACAAGAAAAGAGGGCGACGATACGGTATTTATCCCGGCGCTTAGAGAAAAGACCTATAATTCAATTGTTACCGAACTTGACTTACTCGGATATATTGAAGCAAAAGGACGCGTGAGGACAATAACATTTGACCCAACCAGCCGCAATGACGGTAAGAATACCTGTAATCTACCGGCAACGATGAATATTCCGACTATTCTTGATAATAGTGGAAATCCGACAGCTAACAATACTGCTATACAGGATTATGTGATTAACCCATACCTGGAACGATTAAGGCAAAAACAAGAGGAAATAAAGAAGTACAATGAAATCATTTCCGAAATCAAAGAGGCCATAAACCTCATCACTGATGAAGTAAGCGCTAATGACTTTGTTTCCCGTATAAATGAGATCGAACATATCGGAATTACTAAGCAGATGACCGGGCAGCTTCTCAATGAAAAAGTGAAAAACCTTGGTTTGAAGTACAACAAAGAAATTAAGAAATATGAACCAGCAGCCTAGCTATAAGAAATGTGTTCGATGTGGTAAGGAAAAACCATCTGGGGAGTTTCATAAAAATAAAAACTCTCCAGATGGTTTGCGGGAATATTGCAAAGAGTGTCTTTCTATCATGAGAAATCCTAAAAATAGTATCAAAGACTTTGATAGAGAAGAATGGAAAGATATTGAGGGCTTTAAAGGGATATATTTTATAAGCAATTATGGGCGTTTAAAGCATGTGTTAAACCCATTACGCCATACACTAAGAGTCCCTTGTCCTGCTCCTAATGGGTATTTGCGATTAGTACTATCTTACAAGAATAAAAGGAAAACAGTATCTATTCACAGGGAGGTAGCTAAAGCATTTATTCCTAATCCGAACAACTATGCTACTGTAAATCATAAAGATTTAGATAAAACTAACAACAAGGTGTCTAATCTTGAATGGCTCCCTATAAAGGATAATATTATTCATGCAAAAGAAAATGGTAAGAATAATAGAAAACCAATACTACAATGTGATATGAATGGGAATGTTATTCGGGAATGGGAATCAGCTTGGGCGGTCCAGTTGGAATTAGGGTACTTTTCAACTCTTATTTCAAGTAGGTGCAGAGGAATAGGAAAAACATATAAAGGATATAAATGGAGGTTTAAGTATGAGTAATATTTGTTACAAATTTTACAGCACTATTCTTGACGCTTTCCAAAATTACCTTAGAAGTGATGTCATTTATCGAAAATATTATGGTTTTTCTGAAAACCCTCCTTTTGATGAAGATGAATTTAGAAAAAATCAATTTAAATCTTTAATTGATAGAATAAACAGGGTGCCATTTGATAGCGAGAAAGCCGACCGAGGCACGGCTTTCAATGAAATCATAGATTGCATGATTGAAGACAGGAAGTCTGATAAAATGCTAATTGATAGGATATATGAGAAGACTGTAGTTGATGACTATCAATACATTGATGGCGATGTTCAGTGTAAGAAAAATGAAATCCAAACTGAAAAAGTTATTGCAATAAAAGCTACATACAACGAGCGAATGTTCTCTTTCCCTATTTCACTTTGCCGAGAGTTCTCAGATTATTTCAGTGGCGCGCTTACTCAGCAGAGGGTTGAAGCAATTCTACCTACAAATTACGGTAATGTACTCTTATATGGATTTATTGATGAACTGATGCCTATGTCTGTTCATGATATTAAGACAACAGAGAGTTACACCGTTGGAAAGTTCAAAAACAACTTTCAGCATCTTGTTTACCCTTATTGCTTAATGAAGAATGGTTCTGATGTAAGACTATTTGAATATAATGTAGCCGAACTCAGTAAAAGGACAGGATTTCCAACCGGAACATTTACAGAAACATACGTTTTTGAACCGGATAGAGATATACCTATTCTCACATCTCATGTAGAACAGTTTATTGAGTTTCTGGAAGAAAATAAGCATTTGATAACCGACCGAAAAATATTTGCTTTGGAATGATTTTCAACTTAAAAAACGATTGGGAAGTACCCAAATATAAAGAATACGTAAACAGGCTATATGAAGAAAAAGCCATCGTTGAGGTAAAGAAGAAACACCCCAATCGTACACTAGCCCAAAACAGTTATTTACATCTGCTTTTGGGCTATTTTGCTTCTGAATACGGTTGCAGCCTAGATGAAGCGAAAATTGATTTTTATAAGCGTACATGCAATAAAGAATTGTTTGAACGGGAAACGGTGAATAAAAAAGGAACCAAGATTATTTATCTCCGGAGCAGTGCTGAACTTTCTACAGCGGAGATGACTCTCTCAGTTGAAAGATTCCGGAATTGGAGTGTATCGGTAGCCGATATTTATTTACCCTCACCTGGTGACCAACAATTCCTTATCCATGCTATGCAAGAAGTTGAGAAATATAAAGAATACGTTTAAAACCTTCTTATTTCAAATTCTATGTTTTACCATAAACCCAAGAAAAAGAAAGATAAACCGCTTCCTCTCTTTGATAAGGCAGGGATAAAAGTTAAGAAAAAACTTGATTTGAAAGCCAAACTCGACAAAGAGTTTAGTCTTTTCATTAGGCTTCGTGACTCAATGGATAACGGATACTTTCGATGTATTTCATGTGGTCATATTAAGCCTTTCGCACAAGCAGATTGTGGCCATTATTTTAGTCGAAGCCATCTTTCAACTCGATTTGATGAGAATAACTGCCATGCTGAATGCCGTCACTGTAACCGGTTTAAGGCCGATCACTTGGAAGGATATCGGGTGAACTTAATCACTAAAATCGGACAACAGAAATTTAATTTATTAAAAATTAAAGCTTCTCACATATCCAAAATTTCCGATTTCGAATATGAGCAGTTAATCAAGCACTACAGAGAGAAAATAATTCTTCTCAAACGAGGAAATAGGATTAAAAAGCCTGAAGATACAATAGTTGAAATAGGAAAAGAAACATTTTCTCTTGATGGTATAAAATTAGAATAATATGTATCAGTTACGGGGTTATCAACAACAAGCATCAGATGCTGCGGTTAACTTCTTTAAGTCCAAAACAAAATCCAATGCCATTGAAGTTCTACCGACCGGATCTGGAAAGAGCCTTGTAATTGCAGATATAGCGAACCGGCTTGACGGGTATACTTTAGTCTTTCAGCCAAGCAAGGAAATTTTGGAGCAAAATTATCAAAAGCTTTGTTCTTACGGAGTATTAGATTGCGCTATTTATTCGGCCTCTTTCAACTCTAAGCAGATAAGTAGAATTACATTCGCTACTATAGGAAGTGTAAAAAGTAACCCCGGGTTATTTTCGCACTTTCGGAACGTCATTATCGATGAATGTCATTTGGTTAACCCTAAACATGGAATGTACAAAGACTTTTTAGAAGCTTTAAAATGCAAAGTGCTTGGATTAACTGCTACTCCATATAGATTGAGTAGTACACAGGGTTTTGGTTCAATGCTTAAATTCATCACACGTACGAGACCTCGGGTTTTCTCAGATGTAATCTACCAGGTGCAAATATCTACCCTCTTAGATATGGGTTATCTTTCCAAATTAGAATATTATTCACTCAAACCTCCGGGATGGAATAGTAATAATCTGAGGATTAACTCTACCGGTGCCGATTATACCGATAAGTCGGTAGTAAATGAATATAATCGGTTAGATTTTTATAATTATCTGGTAACAATCGTACAACGTCTTTTACACCCCAAATCAGGGAGCAAGCGGAAAGGTATCCTAGTGTTTACCCGGTTCTTAAAAGAGGCTGAAAGCCTAACAAATTCTATTCATGGATGTGCAATAGTTACTGGTGAAACTCCGAAAGCTGGAAGAGAGAAAATTCTTTCTGATTTCAAGTCTGGTAAAATTAAAGTAGTCGCTAATGTAGGGGTATTAACTACTGGATTCGATTATCCGGAACTGGATACTATAGTGCTAGCAAGACCAACCATGTCACTTGCTCTCTATTACCAGATTGTTGGCCGTGCTATCCGTCCACATGCCCAAAAGGAGTCAGGGTGGGTAGTAGACCTCTGCGGAAGTGTCGATCAGTTTGGAAAAGTAGAAGATTTAAAATTAGTCGAACCAAAAAAAGGTCTTTGGCAAGTAAATAATAGAGACAAACAATTAACCAATGTATATTTATAATGGCTAAGAAAACAGAAGAAATAAAAACCATTGCGAACTGCAAAACCTGTGTAAGGGCCGGGCCGGTGAATAACCACATGTGCTTTTGTGGCCTGCTAAAAATATATAGGTCGGTTGGAACAAGATTGTGTATCCATTATCTAAAGAATTAACATGAGTAGAAAGTCTTTCGTGTTTTATGAAAGTTGGAAAAATGTAATCAGTGAGCTAACAAAGGATGTTCAATTGGAAATTTACCAGGCTATTACGGAATATGCCATCAACGGAAATTTGATCGAACTCAAACCAATTGCTAAAGTTGCATTTTCTTTCATTAAACAAGACCTCGATAGGGATGCTAAGGCATATATCGAGAAATGTAATAGAAACAGAGATAATGCTAAAAAAGGAGGTGCACCGAAGGGTAATAAAAACGCTCAAAAAACAACCGAAACAACCGAACGGTTGAAAAAACAACCGAAACAACCCGATAATGATAATGATAATGAATCTACTAACGTAGATATATTTAGTAATTCTGACGAATTACTATGTGGATCAGAGCTCCACGATGAACAAATTAATTTTAAAAATATAGTTGACTATTTTAATCGTGAAACAAAAGGAGTTTTCGGTGAGGTTAGATATCCATTATCGGATGTTAGAAAAGGTCTAATTAGAGCTCGAATTCGAGAACATGGCAAAGATGGACTTAAAGAAGTCTTTCATAAAGCAGCTTCTAATAGCTTTCTAAAAGGAGATAGTGGTAAATTCAAAGCTACTTTCGATTGGCTCATTCGTCCAACAAATTTTGAAAAAGTATTAACAGGGAATTATGATGAAAGAAAGAAACAAGAATCGGATACCGTCGTATGGGACTTTGATACCCCCTAATATTCCTGAAATTGAAGAAGCGGTTTTGGGAGCTTTACTAATTGAGACATCAGCATTTGACAAAGTATCATTCCTTCAACCGGACATGTTTTACAAGATGTCTCACCAGGATATATACGAGGCCATTGTATTTTTAAATAAAAACAATAAACCCGTAGATATTCTTACCGTAACAGAAAAGTTGAGGTCGTTAGCTAAATTGGAAGAAGTTGGTGGGCCATTCTATGTAACACAATTAAGTAGTCGGGTGGCTTCTTCAGCACACATTGAATACCATGCGATGCTTATTAAGCAGAAATATATGCAGCGAAAGGCTATAGAATTATCGCATATAATTCAAAAACAAGCGTATGATGAAACGGAGGATATCGGGGATGTTTTATTCAATGCTGGAAAAGAGCTAGAGCGGCTACAGGAAGACTTTATCGGCGGTAATGGCATCAGGCAATTTACTGAAATATTGCAGGACACATACAAAGACATCCAGCGCCGGGTATCGCTTTATGCTGCCGGTGGGCAAACTGGAGTCACAACGGGATTAGCTGACTTAAACCGGATAACTTCCGGATGGCAAGGCTCTGAACTTATTGTAATAGCTGCTCGCCCAGCCATGGGAAAAACGGCCATGGCTTTACATTTTGCTAAATCTGCTGCAAGCTCAGGAGTTCCGGTTGCACTTTTCTCCCTTGAGATGTCTGATATAAGCCTATCTAACAGGTTACTGCTTTCTGAATGTGATATTATTCCAGAGAATCTAAAGTCCGGTAAATTGGACGATAACGACTTTCAGAAGATAGACCAATCAGTGAATAACTTATACCGTCTGCCTCTATGGGTGGATGATAATGCGAGTATTTCCATGTCTTACATTCGTTCAAAGTGCAGGTTGTTGCACAAGAAGAAAAGATGTGGAATGGTCATTATAGACTATCTTCAGTTAGCTACAGGTGATAGAACGAGAAATTCCAATCGTGAGCAAGAAATATCATCCATGAGTAGGGAAGCCAAGTTGATAGCCAAAGAATTAAATGTCCCGGTGTTGTTATTATCACAGCTTAACCGCGAAGTAGATAAACGAACGGACAAACAACCGCAATTAAGTGACCTTCGTGAATCAGGTGCAATTGAGCAAGATGCGGATATGGTAATCTTCATTAACCGGCCGGAGAAATATGGAAAAACCATTACTGACAATGCTGGAAACCCTGTTAAAAACGTTGGTGAGTTAATTATTGCGAAGTATAGAAATGGTGCAGTTGGAACGGTCAAATTCAAGCATAACGATTCTCTTACCCGGATTTACGATTGTGATATCCGTGGATATTCTAATTATATACCACCCGAAAATCCATTCTAAGTAAATGATTGAAAGAACAAACATTGACCTACTCATTGAGCGAGCCAACGATACTATATCCTGGCTGGAAGATAACGTTTTCCATCCGGATTTTTACAAAAAAGCAAATCAGTATGCTATTCTGACTGTCAGAATCAGCAATTACTACAAAAACAATAAATTATCATGAAATCAATAAACGATTTATTATTAAACATTTTTACTGGCAAAGATATATTGCGCCCGGTAATGTCATATCCAAATTTAAAAGATGGAATAGTTTATGCCTCTGATGGTCATGTCTTGATTTCTATTCCGGAAGATGAATTGTCATTAGAATACAAAACAATAGATAACTATCCAAATGCACAAAGGCTAATTGACGAAATTGAAAAAAAGAATCTGGCAAGTATTAAAATTAACGTTGATGATATCGTTAAAGAACTTACAAAAGCCCGTTTAATCGTAGACACCCTTGTTATTAACTGTAAGGAATGCAAAGGTACAGGAGAAGTAGAATGGCTTTACAGAGACAAGAAAAGTAATCATCATACTAAAACTGACGAATGTCCTTTATGTGAAGGAGATGGTGGCATACAAGGAGAACATCCTTTCCCTCGGGTATCTTTATCCTTGATTGAAGATGATAATAAGTCCGAAACAATTGGTATATGGATTGGTGATATTTATTTCCATCCTTTCCAACTATACCGTTTGGTGATGGTTGCCCTTGCCAATGGACTTGATACTATCGAAATATTCTACGATACAAATACTTACGGCTCAACAATTACATATTTCGGCAATATAAAAGTCATGGTTATGGCAATGCTACGGCCGGAATAAGGAAATAAGATTAAATTAATAGGAGGATTAAATTATGAGTATGCACACATGGTTCGAGTGTAAAATACGCTACGAGAAAATGATGGAAAACGGCATGGCTAAGAAAGTTACAGAGCCTTACTTAGTTGATGCACTGAGCTTTACCGAAGCTGAGAAAAGAATCATCGAAGAGATGAGCTATTTCATCTCAGGAGAATTCACTGTATCAGATATAAAAAGAGCCAATTACAGCGAGCTATTCTTCTCTGATGAAGAATCTGCCGATCGATGGTTCAAATGCAAGGTAATATTCATCACACTAGATGAAAGAACCGGCGCCGAGAGAAGAACGTCCACCAACATGCTCGTTCAGGCTGCCAACCTTCGCGATGCTGTAAAGAAACTGGATGAAGGTATGAAAGGCACAATGGCCGATTATCAGATTGGTTCGGTGGCCGAAACTGCTATTATGGATGTATATCCATACGGTGTGGAACAAGAGGCCGACAATACAGGAAATATTGAATTGGCAGCAAGAAAATTTGTCGAATCATTCCCTGAAGGTCAAAAAACAACCATTACAATTGCCGGTAAACTAGTAGTTGTAGATAAAACTGGCCGTGACACCATTGTGACACCTCAATCTGACAATGAAGAAAATCCCGGGAAAGACCCCGGATAATTAACAATAATCATTAACCAACAATGCCGCACGAAAAGGCGTGTCGTCCGGAGAATGCCCGGTTTAAGTTTTTATTCAACCATTATCCCGGTGTCCATTGATTTGGTATCCGGGAACATAAAGTGAGCAGCACTACAACTGCACAAGGATTATATACTCTTGCCCCGGGGAATACACTCCGGGGTTTTTATTTCAAACATAATTATCATGAATAAAAAGACATTCAAAGGGAAAGCAATATACAATCCCTCGGGCAAAGCGTCTGAATACGCTCAATGGGCATGCAATTTCTATAATGGATGCTCTGTAGGATGTACATACTGTTTCAATAAAAAGGGAATGACATCAAAAGTATTGGGTGGAAATATACCCACCTTGAAGAAAGGACTGATTGACGAATACACCGCATCAAAGATATTTATTCAAGAGGTAGCAGAAAATGTTGATGAATTAAGAAAGCATGGATTGTTTTTTTCATTCACAACAGATCCTTTCTTGCCGGAAACCAAAGAACTTACATATTTTGCTATAGGCATTTGTCAAGCCAATAGAATCCCCGTTAAAATACTAACCAAAATGGGGCAGAAAGAAGCTCTGGAATTTAGCGCAGTCTCAAATGCTTATCACTGGGATAATAGGTTAATTGCTTACGGGGTTACACTAACAGGATGCGATAATCAAGAACATAATGCTCCGAATAACAAAAGTCGCATTATGGCTCTTAGAGATATGAAACTTGAGGGTCATCGAACATTTGCATCCATTGAACCAATAATAGATTTAGATAGTAGCTTATCAATGATTATGCAATCAGTTGACTTTTGTAAACTCTTTAAAGTCGGCCTTATGAGCGGTAAGAAATATGATTGGAGAGACTTAAGAGGCTTTATGCTTGCTTGTACTCATTTAGATAGCAAATTCTATTTCAAGGATACATTTATCAAACAAGCTGGATTAAACAGGGAAAACCTGCCAGCTAATTGTGTTGGACGTGATTATAATATTTTTGAAACAGGAGAAACTTATCTATGATGAGATAGAGAGGATTCAACGGCTAAATAATTCAATTACAGCCGAATTTACTCAACCAATAAGAAAGATTAATCTAAATGCGCACACCTATAACTTATTACGGAGGAAAGCAACGAATAGCCCGGGAAATAATCTCCATGATGCCAGGGCACAAACTTTATTGTGAACCATTCTTTGGAGGTGGCGCAGTATTTTTTGAAAAACCAAAATCCGGTATTGAGGTGATAAACGACCATGATAATAATCTCATCAATTTTTATTCGTGTGTCCAGAACCGATTTGAGGAGCTTCAGGAACTTATTCGACAAACGCTTCATTCAGAAACATTATACTATCATGCGAAAGATATATGGAACAAACGGGTGGACGCGAATGATATAGAAAAAGCATGGGCGGTCTGGTTGATAACGAACGGATCCTTTGCCGGAAGTATGCACGGTGGCTGGAAATGGTGCAATGGAACTTCCGGAGGACAATCTGCAACCATGATAATGAATAAACGAAATGAATTCTCGGAGCAGCTACATAAAAGACTGGAGCGTGTTCAAATCTCCTGCAGAGATGCACTTCGAGTAATTCAGGACCGTGACGGAAAAGATACGTTTTTTTATCTCGACCCACCTTATCCCGGGTGCTATCAACAGCATTATTCAGGTTATACCCATAAGGATTTATTTGAGCTACTCCAGTTGCTAACAACTATAAAAGGGAAATTCATTCTTTCAAACTATTGGTGCCAAACACTTAGGTACCACATTTTAAAACATGGTTGGAATCACAAATCCATTGAGGTTAGCTTACGAATGACAAACCTTGGACGTGGAGAAAGAGAGAAAGGGATTCAGAAGCGGACTGAAATCCTTGTTTATAATTATGACATAGAAAAGGATTTATTTAATACATGAAATTTAATTATGAATACAACATTTGAGCGAACATCCACCAGTACTGACGAATGGTACACTCCTAGAGAAATACTAAGTGCGCTCGGTGAATTTGATTTAGACCCATGCGCGCCCGTATCACCATTATGGTACACTGCTAAGACAATGTACAACAAAGAGATTGACGGATTAAAACAAGAGTGGCATGGGCGTGTGTGGCTTAATCCACCTTATTCCCGTCCACTCATTGAGAAGTTTGTAAGACGGATGGCTGACCACGGCAATGGAATAGCTTTACTTTTCAACCGATGCGACAGTAAAATGTTTCAGGATGTAATATTCGGGAAAGCCACAGCAATGAAGTTTCTCCGTAACCGCATTCGTTTCTATCGTCCTGATGGAAGCCGTGGAGATTCTCCCGGGTGCGGTTCATTGCTTATCGCTTTCGGAGAAGATAACGCGCGAATATTGCAAGAATGCCCTATTGAGGGTAAATATGTGAGACTTAATTAGAAGCGGTCTGATATGAAAAAGCTAATATACCTGGCCATCCTATTATTCTCTGCATTCTTTTATGCAGTGTACTATGTGTTATGTCTTTATTTCACCCTCTAATTTTAATATAAATGAGCCTATTTTGGGATGAAATTGAACAGCAAGCTATCCAAAGAATACAGAAATTCTCGCAAATAGCTAAGGCGATGGGATTCGAAGTGCGCTTGGGCTTTTCGGGTGGCAAGGATAGCCAGGTAGTCTATGACCTTTGTCTACGTTCCGGTGTTGAATTTAAGGCATATTTTAATCATTCCTTTGAAAGCAGCACAACCCTACGTTTTATCCGAGAAAAATATCCGGACGTAATAAAAAGAAGAGATTATAAGTTTGGTTTTATCGAAAATATATGGAGAAATCACGGTGGATTCCTTCCCACTGTTCAAGCTGCCTACTGCTGCAAAAACTACAAGCATAACCCGATGTATGTCGATGAATGTAGTATTGTTGGTGTTCGGAAAGCTGAAAGCATAAAACGAAAGGAAAGAACTGCATTTGAAGCCAAGAATAAAACCACTCTAAAGAAAAACAAAGACCTGATTGATGACTACTTCGAAGAGAATTGCCAGTCAATAGGAACCGCAAGTGTTATTCAGCTAAAACCAATTATTGACTGGAGTGACTGTGATGTATGGGGTTATATGCGACGGTACAATCTGCCCGTTAATCCTGAATACAAAAACGGCAGAAAAAGAGTTGGTTGCAGAGTATGCCCAAAAGCAAACTTTACAAGCAACTCGGCTGCACTTCTTGAATCGCCAAAACTGATTAATGCCTTTATTAAGGCACGTGAGAAAGGAAAGCTAAACATCGATTGGGTAATAACCTCCGAAAACAGGGATTGCTCTGATGATAAATGCTACTATATCTGCCGATGGCTAAACCATTCCTTTATGCCATTCACTAAAAAACAGGAGAAGCTATATCAGAGAGTTAAAAATGAATATCTAAAAATAATCAAAATGAATAAGAAATGAATAAACTAAGAAACAAAATAAGTTTTCTACTTATGAGCATGGCCGCTAAACTAAGTGTAGTCGAACACAAGGCAGGCATTAAAACGGATGGATGCTTCCGGACTGCAAAAGGTATTAAATTCAATATTCTGCATCCGGAACCTGAAATGATAGATGTAAAAGATATCGCTAAAGGATTGGCATATAAACCACATTTCTCCGGCTTTTCGCCTCAATACTTCTCTATTGCAGAGCATTCTTTATTGGTTCAAAAGATTATTGCGAATGTTTTTCCGAAAAATTATACATTACAATTAGAAGCTTTACTTCATGATGCCTCGGAAGCTTATACTGGAGACATGATTAAGCCATTGAAGAACCTGTTGCCAAACTTTGTAATCATTGAAAAGCGAATACAGGAAGTTATCTATAATCGTTTCGGTATAACTCCTATAGGCGTTAAGAAAGCGGACAATATTGCACAAGACATTGAAGCAGCCGTCTTCTTTGGAAAGGCTAATTACGAAGAGATTAGATATTTGTCTCCTGATGCTGCTTACAGCGATTTTTTGAATAAGTATGAGTATTTGAGATGGAAGATTAACGAATAACGATAAAGAAATGGGCAAAAAAGTAATATGCCACGGAATATACTTGGATAGCAAGGGCAATTCAAAAGAATGCCCTCGCCAGGCAACCTGTTACTACTATGAACCCGACTTTTTTGAGTTGTACGATGAAAAGAATTATCATACGCCTGAACACCGTTATAAGGGGAAGGATAGAAAATGTAAGAGTTACAAACAGTCATAACAAATCTAACAAACAAGAAATGAAAATAAGAACTCAACCAAATTTCGATAGAAACAATCCCGAAAAAGAAATCTTCGGATTAAGCATAATGCTTGATAAGGGAAGAAAATATTGCAAATATCCTATCGGGCATCAAGAGTATAAATCACTCCCTGATGCGGCGGAAGCAGCAGTAAAGTTGCAAGATAGAATAAAGAACGGTGCGCATATTGAGTACGGTACCAATGGAACGGCCGGTGTCAATAAGGCGGAATACGTGAAGATTGTAGATAACATATAACGGAAAAAATGAAAAAAGTTAGAGAATCCGGATTTGAATGGATGGATAAAGTTAGTAACGAAATACGCGATATTCATTGTGAGAAGTGTAATTGTATTACTGAGCATGAAGTTAATCCATATACAACAGATGGATGTGGAAATATTATATTCGGATGGACTTGCATCGTCTGTGGAAATTGTGATGAAATTTACGAATAATAAAAACGATGATATGCAAAAAGTGTAACGGCTCAGGAGGAACAGTCGCCCTGATGTGAGAATAATAAGATAATATGAGCAAAAAAATAATACGGGTATTCCCTACAAAAACCAGAGCCACTCCGGACGATGAAAATGTACGTATCCACAAGCTACCCGAATTATGGGATACCGCAGATGAAATTCACGTTTCGGTAACATTTACATGGGATATTCCATGGGCAGAGAAAGCCGCTCGGATGTGGGAGGGTGTCGCGCCAGTAAAAAGTAGGTGGCCCAGCATACAATGAACCTGGGGCGAACTTTGTACCTGGTATGTATATGAAGAAAGGATATGTTATAACATCAAGAGGCTGCCCTAACCGTTGTTGGTTTTGTTCAGTACCAAAACGAGAGGGTGGCCAATTGCGAGAATTACCCGTTACCGACGGCTGGATTGTTACCGATGATAATCTACTCGCTTGCTCCGATCGGCACATTAACGAGGTGTTTGAAATGTTAAGACGGCAACCACATCGCCCACAGTTTTGCGGAGGTTTGGAAGCAAAGTTGTTAAAGCCGGAAATGGCAGTACGACTGAAAGAGTTAAAGCCTGATAGTATATTCTTTGCATACGACACCCCCGAAGATTACGAACCATTGCTTGAAGCCGGAAAGATGTTGTTTGATGCTGGCTTCACGCGTGGCTCCCACAACTTAAATGCCTATGTTCTTTGTGGATACAAAAAAGACACATTCGACAAAGCACTAAAGCGTATGCATGATACATGGCGCGCTGGGTTTGTGCCCATGGCCATGCTATATAGAGATTTTAAAGGCGAGTATTCCCGTGACTGGAAACAGTTTCAACGTGAATGGGCAAATCCTTTTATTCGGGGAGTCAAGCTAAAAGAAATACAACTAACGTAAAAACTACAGAAATGATGGAAAAGACAAAATGTATAACGTTCGACAAAGCTGCACAGGACGCTTTGCCGGAACATATTAAGGACAAAATGAAAGCTGATAGAGCAAAAGCGAGAGAGGAACGAACGCTCAACCGATTAAAGAATGGTGAACGATTTACTGGAACGCACTTCGCCGGAAATGTAACTCCCATAGAAATAAAAGGCGAAGTACTTGCGGTAAAGTGTGAGAGTAGAACAGGCTTTGTTTGGTACGAAGATTGGAACTTACAGCATACCCTCTGGGGTTTTGAGAGTGGAGAATATTCTTTTATCAATGCGTAAAAACGAAACAATAAAAACATGGAGCCACAATATTGCGTAGTCGCTACAAAAAGAGACCGCAGATATAACCGAATAATGATAACTGGACCTATGAGTGAAAGCAAAGCTTATACCAAGTCTGCCGAACTCCAAAGAGACAGATTTTATAAGTCAGTCTATAAATACTTCAAAGTTGCTAAGTATCCTTTTAAAGAGATAAAGTAAAAATCCCAATAAAGAAATAATTAAATGAAAAACAGTTACCTCACAGTCACCGACCAGTTCTGCGGCGCCGGTGGCTCCTCTCAAGGCGCCCGCCGGTTATCCCGTAAAATGGGTGGTGGATTAGAAGTCAAGCTGGCAATGAATCACTGGAAACTAGCCATTGAAACCCATAATACCAATTTTCCGGAGACAGAACACGATTGTGCCGATATCCAGGCCACCGACCCCAGACGCTACCAAAGTACAGATATATTAATTACCAGTCCGGAATGCACCAACCACAGCCTAGCAAAAGGGCAAAAGCGAAAGTATCAGCAAACAAATACCCTTTTCGGCGATCTTACCATTGACCCGGCCGCCGAGCGTTCCCGTGCAACAATGTGGGATGTACCCCGGTTTGCGGAAGTCCACAACTACAACCCGATAATCGTAGAGAATGTAGTCGAAGCCCGTCAGTGGATTATGTGGGATGCCTGGTTACATGCCATGCACAATCTTGGATACAACCATAAATGTGTTTACCTGAACTCCATGCATGCTCTACCCACACCACAAAGCCGGGATAGAATGTATGTCATTTTCTGGAAGAAAGGAAATAAAGCCCCCGACCTGAATTTCTGTCCGAAAGCCTATTGTCAATGCTGCGGGAAAGAAGTTGAATCTATCCAGAGCTGGAAAAACCCGAAAAAGAAATTCGGGAAGTACCGGCAACAATACATATACCGGTGTCCACGATGCACCAACGAAGTCGAACCCTATTATTACTCTGCCTTTAATGTAATTGATTGGTCTAAGCCCGGGCAACGTATCGGAGATAGGAAAATCCCCCTCAAGCCCAATACCATGAAGCGCATAGAATATGGTTTGGAAAGATGTTCTGATTCTAATTTCATTATTTACACAGATAATTCCAGTGTACTCAACCGTGCATCCGGAATAACCGACCCAATGTACACCCAAACAACCCGCCAGGTTGCAGCACTGGTAACGAAAGGTTCTTACGGTGGTGACATTATACCAATAACATCACCGGAATATACCATGACTACCCAGCACAATTACGGAGTAGTAGGCGTTCCAATGATGATAGACGAGCATAATAAAAACGGAAAGTGTCGGCCGCTAAACGAGCATGTATCAACTGTTTTATCCGGTGGCAATCATCATGGATTTGTTGGACTGCCTATCGTAATTAAAAACTATGGTGGTGGGTTCAACCCTAAACATGCCCCTATTCCAATTGATAAAACACTGGGCACAATGAGAACCGTAGACTCCCATGGGCTATTAGGAGTGCCTTTCATTGTTGAGAACCGAGGCCAGTCAACAACGAGGGCAATTGACCAAGCGTTGAGTACCCAAACATCCATGATTACTCATGGCATTGCATCAACCGAAGCCGTAAATGCTTTCTTGACTTACTACTATGGCAATAACCAGGCTTCAGGAATGTTCGACCCTATTGGCACCATTCCAACCAAAGACAGGGTAGCCTTAGTATTATCTTCTCCGGAAAACATAGATATCAATGATTGTACTTACCGGATGCTATTCTCGCATGAAGTTCAGGCAGCTATGGCATTTGAGTCGGATTATATTGTTTGCGGTACCGGCAAAGACAAAGTTAAACAACTTGGCAATGCAGTAACTCCTCCTGCAATGGAATGGCTACTGGAAAGAGGAATACAAACGTTTAATTAAATGACAGGATTATGATTATTGAATACCCATCAAGACCAGCCAGATGCAAAGATTGTGTTTTCTGTGGTTATTATCATCCGCTAAAACGAAACGGATTGCGGTCCAAAACCCGGAGGCATAAATGCAAGATAACCGGCGAGGAAATATTACTCACAGACCGAGTGTGTGATAGCTGGAAAATGGGTTGTGGAATACCCAGTAATTATGATTATATAAAACAGTAAAGAAATGAAGAAATTAAAAAGATACAGAATCCCATTGAGCCCTATTTTCCCAACTACTCACCCCAAAAAAGGCGAAGAAACAAGGTTTAAGTGCAAGCTATCTGTGTTTTGCATGGATAATAATACAGATTGTCGTTGCAGTGAATGTAAATATCACACCAGTTGCGGAAGGATGATATTGGATTTCCCCAAAAAGCATACAATACGTGAGAACGTTGATTATTGGAAAAAACGAATTGATGAAATCAATAAAGGAAATGCCGTATTGGAAGTGTACGAATGGATAGGAAAGCCTTACGGTAAAGGTTCTACCACAAAGATCCTTTTTACATTCGACAAACATAGCGGAATCGGCTATCAAGATTTACTGTTTTCAAAAAGCAACCTTGATTTTCCAATAGTTTTTAATCGTAATAACGGAGTACTAGCTTTAATGCCCAATAATCTTGCCAAGAACGACGGGCTATCCCTTCAAGACTTCAAAGATTGGTTTAAAAAATCGAATTTGAGTAAGCCAAAGATTATCATTCACTTTACAAAATTCAGATATTAATATTTTACTAGCATATGAATATTAAAAAACGAGCCGTAGACCTGGCTGACAAAATAGTCTTTGATATGTATTTTTTCATCTGCAATGTTGTAGTTGACCCTGACGGAGATGAAGTGGAAGAATCGGATATCGAACGAAAAAAAGACTGTGAAGAGTACTTTCGTTTAAGGGGATTGGAACATTTAATTAACGAATAACGAAAATTTCGAAATGAGTAAAAGCATACATCAACAAGCCGTTGAAAAATTAAATGAATTGGAAACCGAATTACTCCATCTGATTTCTGAGACCAGTAATGAGGAATTGATGGATAAGTTTCTGGAATGGCAAGACCAGCGCGCAAAATGTAATGATGCACTTCTTTTTGAACTGGAAGAGTTGTTGTGAATCAAACCTTCCCGGTGAGTGAAGACTTGCTGGGAATTTAATTTTTAATCATGAAGCAATTAATCTTATCAAAGTATCTCAGGGAAGCTAAAGAAGCAACCCTGAGAGTAGAATTTATTGAGACTGTCGAAGAATACCAAATGTATTACAAAGCCCTGTATGAAGCAATGATGTGGGGAAGAAAAGTAAAATAAAGAAAGGGAACCAGCCCGGCACCACCCAAACCAATTCCCTTAGCACGATTATAGTACAAATATACTATTTAATTAAAAATAAATCGTGTTATGGGAACAAACTTTTCATTCATATCGGAACTACAAACTATTCGAAAACAAAAATCTAACCTCTCCGAAAGAGAGAGAGAACTTACAACTCCAATACTGACGGATTTCTCATTGATTCCGGAGATATATAGTCAGTTTAAGGCTATTTTGGGAAATATGGAGCCTGAACCGTTTGCGGAAAGCCCAACCCAGCGAAAGAAGTTTATATTCATAATTCTATGCCTGTATGCGCCTAGCGCGCTGGCTGGCGGGAAAATGCCTTCTGGACTGAGAGAAGGACTTGCTAAAACCCTTAATATTAATTCACGGACAGTAATATCCGACAATTGCTCGGATGTCGTGTTTTGGTATAATAACTATGAGTCATTCAAAAATGATGTAGACTACCTTTACAATAAAATAAGTTTGAAAATAATTGAAGACGGATTAATGTAATGGGTAGCCAAGAAGAAAGAAACATGAAACTTACGGCAAAGCAAGAAAAGTTTTGCTACGAGTATTGTATTGACTTCAATGCTACTCAAGCTGCCATAAGATCAGGTTATAAAGAAGACAGTGCTTACGCGATTGGTGCCGAAAACCTCAGAAAACCTCAGATTCAAAATAGAATTAAAGAGATGCAAGATAATCTAGCAGTGACAGCCGGCATATCTGCATTGAGAGTAATTAAAGAACACGAGAAGATTGCATTCTCTTCAATAGCCCATCTTCATAATACATGGATTGACCGCGTAGAACTAGAATTGCTAACTGAAGACCAAAAGGCATGCATCAAAAGCATATCTACAAAAATTATGAAGAAAAATGTCGGAACGAAAGATAATCCCGACATTGTAGATGTAGAGTATGTCAAGATTGAACTTTATGACAAACAGAAAAGCCTTGACAGTATAAATAAGATGCTTGGATTCGATGCACCATCTAAAACAGAAATTACTGGTAAAGATGGTTCTCCTCTTGTTCCCATATCTCGTGATACGGCAAGAAAGATAATTGAGGCTCTATGATGGATTACGAAGGAAATAAAGAGCTACAGGCATACTGCTTATCATCTTCGCTGAACTATGTTAAGTATAGCTTCTGGCGCGAGAATGGGAAGCCTTTCATTGTAAACAGTCACCATGCAAAACTTTGTGAGGCTATTGATGATGTTTTCGATGGGAAGATAAAAAAACTAATAGTCAACATTGCTCCTAGATATTCAAAGACTGAACTTTTCGTTAAGCGACTTATTGGTAATGGACTGGCGTTAAATCCTGCCTCCAAATTTATTCATCTTTCCTATTCCGATGATCTTGCACTTGATAATTCAAATGAGGTAAGAGAATCTGTAAAACTTCCATATTATCGACAGATATTTCCATACGTAAACCTATCTAAAAGCACAGACAGCAAAAAGAAATGGTATACAACTGAAGGGGGAGGGGTTTATGCTACATCAACTGGAGGACAAGTTACAGGCTTTGGAGCGGGAGATATCGAGAGCCAATTAAATGACCCTTCTTTGTCTGAATCAGAAAGAAAAGCTCTTGAAGAGCAATTGTCTGTTTTAAAAGAGTTGATTTCTGAGCTTGAAGGTATTGAGCCTTCAGATGAAAATATCCCATTCAAAGGAGCATTAATAATCGATGACCCATTGAAGCCTGATGATGCGATTTCTGATACAAAAAGAGAAGCAGTAAACAAAAGATACGAAACAACAATTAGAAGCCGCGTCAATAGCCGCGATACCCCTATAATTATAATCATGCAACGGTTACATGAGCATGACTTATGTGGATACCTGATGGAATTGGAACCCGACGAGTGGACCGTTATTTCTCTTCCGTGCTTATATGAAGATGAAAACGGGAACGAACTAGCTTTGTGGCCGCAAAAACATACTTTAGAAGAACTCAAAAAACTACAAGACAAAGACCCGTATGTTTTCGACACCCAATACCAACAAGACCCTACCCCGATAGAGGGGCTTATGTATCGTGAATTCAGAACGTATGATATAATTCCATTCTCTAAGTCTGTTGAAAAGAAAAATTATACAGATACTGCAGATACAGGATCTGACTTCCTTTGCTCTATTTGTTATGATGAGCTTCCGCATGGGAACTATATTACTGATGTTCTTTATACTGATAAAGCAATGGAGTACACAGAAGAGGAGACGGCTAAAATGCTTGCTAGAAATCTGACGGAGCATGCTATCATTGAAAGCAACAACGGCGGACGTGGATTTGCTCGTAATGTTGAGAAGATATTAAGAGAAATGGAAATTACAAGCACATGGGTTAATTGGTTTCATCAAGGAGAAAATAAGCAGGCAAGAATATTTAATGGCTCTTCAAGTGTCAACAATATGACTTTTTTCCCTTCTGGCTGGGATAGGATGTGGCCAGAGTTTGCCAAAGCGATAAAAACATACCGCAAGAAAGGTAAAAATGCGCATGATGACGCCCCAGACGCTTTAACAGGAACTGTTGAAAAGAGGGGAATCATAATTCAGCAAGATTTGGATAAAGAAGATTTAGGTGTATTCTAGCAATATGATAGTTTATGGCATTTAATATGAGATGTAATACTGTGTGAATATAAAACAAATTGTAAGATATGGGATTGATAAGTGACATTTTAGGGTATTTGCAAAACTCAATTAAAAACGGAGTTGGAATTGAGCGGAATTTGCTTGAACTCATCCGGGATGGCGATATAGAAAAGGCTAAACAACTCTTTCAGGATCGGGATAGCGAAGTTCTAAGAACTATTGAGGAGTATGACGTAAATCTGCATAAGGTTATGTTCAGAAGGGATAAACCCCGCAAAGGTAAGGCTCCGTATATTGTTCAGAAGCTTCCAAGGTCATGGCAAAGGTATATCAATGAAGTTGCTTTATTCTTCCTTCTTGCTAAGCCAATCATCTGGAAAGAGATAAATCCGAGTGAGGAGACTGAAATAGCGTTTAAGGCTTATGAGAAGTTCTTAGAGGATACCCGTTTTTATGTTACCATGCGCAATGGGAAACGCCTAGCTGGCGCAGAAACGGAATCGGCAAAGGTGTATCACGTGTATCAGGATGCAGGTATGCCCAAAGTCAAAGTTATGGTTATATCAAAATCTCAAGGGTATACTTTACGACCCATGTTTGACCAATTTAAAAATATGATCGCTTTCGGGTATGGCTATTTTTTGAATGAAGGCGGGAAAACGGTTGAGCATTTTGATATATTGACAGCAGAGATTATCTATCGGTGTAAGAAGTCCGGCATTGGTTGGGAGGTTAAAACTGTAATTAATCCAATAGGAAAGATTCCTGCCATATATTATAAACAGCCCAAAGAGTGGGAGGGTGTTGAGAGGAGAATAGAAAGAGATGAAGAGGTGGACTCAAAAACGGGAGATACCAATAATTATTTTGCGGACCCGATAGCCAAAGTATCGGTTGACGTTATAAAGAATATACCAAAAGGAGAAGACACGGGCAAGCTCGTTCAAATGGCTGGTAAAGATAGTGTATTTGAATATGTTTCACCACCAACGGCCACAGAGATGAAAGATGGAGAGAAAAAAGTCCTTCGTGATTCTATTTTAATGGATACGTTTACTCCTGATTTTACATTTGAAAACATGAAAGGAACAGGTACACTATCGGGAGTGGCAATCAAAAGAGCTCTTATTCTTGGTTATATGAAGCGTGATAACCGGATGGAAATATACGACGAACTTGTAGACCGGGAAAAAAATCTAATACTTGCAATCATGGCTAATGTTACACATATATACATCAGAGACGCTATTCTCAAGCTCAATATATCACATGAGTTTGCAGAGCCATTTGATGATGATACATCCGCTAAATGGTCAGCTATAGGGAAAGCATATACGGATGGTATTATATCTCTTGAAACTTCCGTAGAGCTTATGGGTGTGGCTAATCCTGTTGAAGAGATAGAGAAGATAAAAGCTGAGAAGCAATTGAGAGAAGAAGAAATCGTTTATCCGACTATATAAAAAATAAATGAATAAGTACGATAAGGAATACCTCGATAAACAAATTGAATCATATCACTTCTTGCAAAAGAAGTACAGTGAAGCTATAAATAAAATATTAGCCGGTATTCCTTTATCTTCCCTCCCTGCGGATCATCAATTTGCTTTCGAAAAATATCCTAAGATTAAAAGGTTCGTAAATGACGAAATAAGTAAGTTAAGTTCAACAATTCTGCTATTTGTTAATTCATCTACCCGTGGCGTTTGGGATTTAGCAAACGCCAAGAATACAGCAATGCTGGAATATCAATTTGAGAAACGAGGACTAGATATTCCAACGGGTATGAAAAGTAAAGGAATATCTAACTATAATAACCTCTCAAAACAGGAAACAAAAGGATTCACCATCTCAGACCGTGTTTGGAAGTGCGGTGAATCATTGAGGGCTGAATTAGAGAACTCCATAAATGCAGGGCTTGAAGAAGGTAAAAGCGCTAACGAGCTAGCAAGAGATATTAAGAAGTATTTAAATAATCCCGATGCGAGATTTCGTCGTGTCCGGGATAAATTTGGATTGTTAAAGCCGTCTCAAAAGGCATTACAGTACAATCCCGGTAGAGGAGTTTATCGTTCCTCGTTTATGAATGCTCTTAGGCTTACCAGGAATGAAATAAATAAGTTCTATCGGAATGGTGACTGGGAACGATGGCAGGCGATGCCTTTTGTTGTTGGATATAGGATTCAAAATTCTAACAGTCGCGTTTCTACAATATGCGAAGTCTGTAAGCGTTTCAATGGCATCGTTTTTCCGAAAGCTATTAAATTCGAGGGTTTTCATGTTCAATGTATGTGTACTGCCATTCCAGTGTTCTGTACTGATGAAGAGTTTGAAAAGATTTCCAATGGAGAGCATATAATACCAAAACGACCGCCAGTTCCTGAAGAGTACAAATCTTACGTTAAAGAGAAAGATCATACAATTATCAATAAAACAAAAGAAAATATTTCAGAGTTTGATAATTTGTCGAAAACGATAGCGAAAAGAAATAATGTTACCGTTACGAATGTGAATGAGAAATCGGTTAATAGAATTATAGAAAAGGCAAGAAATAATTATGCCGGGGATATAAGCAGAGTAAAGGATATTATAAGGAATACATTCATAGCCGACAAAAGTAAACATCATTTGATAATCAATGACATATCTAAATCATTCAACGTTGACCGTATAAAAAGGCAATTCGCCAGCAGCGATCCACTAGGATATAGTGGCACAATCGTCAATGTAAAGTTTAAAAACGGTACATTTGCAGAAATACAGGTCAACACTCCACAAATGATTTATGCAAAAGACCTTCATTCGGCTCCAATAATTGGTAGGTCGATGTTTGACAAAATAAAGCGTAAGTCTGGTCTCTCTCCTGGACTAGGGCATAAATATTATGAAGAATGGAGAACTTTAAAAGAAAGTAACCTTGGCGACTTTAAGAAAATGGTTGAGATAGAGAATGCTTCAAGAGAGTACTATAACAGTTTAAGAAAAGTAAAGCTATGAAACAGATTCCATATAGAGAATTTTGGTATAGAATTCAAGAGGAGAATATGTACTTTGTGAACTCTTTCGAGGATGCTGTTATTCGAAACGAGGTGTCGGGTGATAGAATTTCTTATTATGTAAAATTCAGAGGAAAGAATGAGTTTGTCGCCGAGAAAGAGAGCAATGTTGTAACTGGAGGGTTTGAGGAACATATTATCATCTCTAAGGAAGAGTATGAAGCATTTTGATTGCTTCTTTATATTTTTCAATCCGGAGGAGGTCTTTTTTTGTTGGATTTGGGATTCTGTTTAAGTTCGAATTGTCTTTTAGGTCCGCAAGTTTAACGGATTTAGCTATAGGATTTTCAGAGATTGATTTAATATAATCAAAATATGGAATCTCTGAATCATGCGTCAACAATCGTAGAACATTTATTAAATTTTCGGGAATACCCTTTTGTAAAAGGTCGTCAAAAATCATATCTGAGTCCTCAATGACATCATGCAAAATAGCAACAATCTTTTCGTCTATGGTATTAACTGAATCCATAACCCGTAAAGGATGTAGTATATAATCATTCCCGCCCTTATCTTTTTGCCCTTTATGAGCCTCTGTGGCTATAGATATTGCTATCTCAAGTATATTATTCATACTTCAAAATTACGGAATTAAAACAGGAAACCAAAACGATAATCCAAAGATTTTGAAATGTATCCGAAATTGGTGCCAAATTATAAAGAGGCCTTTTTTGTTTTGAATTACATTCATTTCACGACAACCGATTCATTGTCGTGCCTTACCATTCGTGAAAATATATAATCAACTTATACATAGGTAATTTTATGCTGTAAATCAAAACATATCATATAACATGAAAGAAAAGATTTTAGCACTACTGATAGCAAAATTCGCAGGCGTGCGTAAAGACGGGCTTAACCAATTAGCGGGAGCAATCGCGCTACAAGTTACTACCGAAGAAGAGGCGCAAACGGCTGTAGGTAAATTTACCGCCGACCAAGTAAGCGCATTTGTAAGCGAATGGCGTAAAGAAGCCGACGCAGAAATTACCAAGGCAAACAAAACATACGAAGACGGCCTTAAAAAAAAGTACGACTTTGTAGAAAAGGCGAGTGAGCAAACTCCACTTGCTGAAAAAACAAAACCGGATGACATTGATGCTAAAATTGCAGCTGCGGTATCTGCCGCTATCAATCCTTTGCAAACAAAGCTATCTGCTTACGAAACAAAGGAACAGCAAGCAATCAGACAAAATATCATCCTGACCAAAGCAAAAGACCTCGGTATTCCCGAATGGCGTATTCAAGAAGGATTTACGATTGCAGATGATGCGGATGAAGCCGCTATCAATACAACGCTTTCGGCAATCAAACAGAATATTGTTACCGCAGGGCTTGAGAAATCGCCGGGATTCCCTATTGACCCCAAAGTAAAACCAAGTACAGAGGAATTAGATAGTATTCTCGGTAAAATGTAACCAAAAAAAATAAACGAGAAATGGCTATTGTAAATTTGAATGGAGAAACTAAAGCAATAATTACAGGAAAAGATAATGTAGTTATTCGCGATGTTTTCGAGACCATCCGGGGTGGAAGAACCTTGGATGTTGCCGGATACCCGCTTGATGTAATCAACGCCGGACATCTTGCAATTAAAGAAACTGCAACGGGTGAATTTAAGCCTATGCCCCTAAATGCTGCTGGCGATGGGTATGCAGAGCTGACCGCAGGGCATGAGTATGCAGGAGTGATAATTCAAAGCAAAGAAACTAAGGATCCGCGTGTAGGAATCATGATTAGGGGATCAGTTAATCCAAAAGCTGCTCCTTTTGACATGACATCAATTCTCACTGCGGTAAAAGCTGCTTTGCCTTTAATAACCTTTTTAGCGGACTAATATGGAACAGTCACTTTTTTTACAGTATATCATTAATCATTTCCCCGCTCTTGTTTTAAGACACGTGGAAAAGGTTAATGGAGAGAATGAAGCAAAGCTTACATATCTCTTTAAAAAACTTCTAGGGAAGACATTCTCTGTAGACGGACGCTGGTCTTCATTGATTGGGAAGTATAAGAGAATTGCTGCGGATGTTGTAGCAATGAATTCAAGCTTGCCCCTGAAATCAAGAGGATCACTTGAAAGAGCAACCGGCAAGATTCCTAAAATGGGAATGGAACTTTGGCTTAATGAGGAGCAGATGACGGAGATTGATACGCTTATTGCGCTACAAACGCCTATTACCGAAATTATTGCAAAGATATTGGCTGATGTCCCGGCCGTAATCAATGGTATCTACGAACTTCTTGAAAAGATGTTCTTGGAAGGATTCTCCACTGGCGTTACGTCCATCGAGGATGATGAGAATGTCGGTACTGCAGTTCGGTTGAATTTCGGGTATATTCCAGAAAATCAATTTGGTGTTGCTGTTCTTTGGGATAACGCAAATACATCATTAGTTGTTGATGATATCAACCGGGTGAAAGCTAAAGCTACGAATGACGGTAATGTCTTAAGTTATGCTTATGGCGATTCCAATGCTTTCAATAACTTGATCAAATCAAAGCAGTTCAAAGAACAATTTGCATTCAATCAGGGATTTGTTGGAAGTAACATTCCAACTCCTACCGCTGAACAGGCGAACGCAGTATTCAAATCTCTTTGGGGATTTGTGTTTACTAAGGTTGACAGGGTTATAGTTACGGAGAAAGACGGAACTTCAACTTCTCATAAACCATGGGCGGCCGGTAGAATTGTCTTTACTGCTGATGAAAAGGTCGGAGAAGTCGTTTGGGCGAATCTTGCAGAGAAAAACCGTATGGCTCAAATCAAAACCGCGACTTATCAGGTTGCTGATGATTATATTTTGGTATCCAAATACCACAGAATCAAACCTACATTTGCAGAATTCACTGCGTCTCAGGCTCGTGTTGCTCCTATTATTTCTAACGTTGACCGTATTTATACGCTCGACACAACAACTGTACAGGCATGAAAGTGGTAGTATTACAAAGATTCGGTGATATCAAGGATTTCACCAAGAAGTACGAAGTCGGAAAAGAGTACGATTTTAATGATGAACGGGCAAAGTCTCTCATTGAGATAAAATTGGTTAAACCGGCAGATGAAAATCCGTCAGGCATTAACTTAACATTGACCGACATTGATATGTCCGGCTCCTGGCAGAAAATTACTGCCGATGTGAAAACATTCTCTGACCTGGAAAAACTAAAAGGGTATCTTGGAACCGAGAATGCATCTGATAAACCTCGGAAATCCGTTGTTGATGCTTTGAATACAAGAATCAATGAATTGAGCAAATGACGGTTCTTGACTATATAATGCGGAGGTTTTCCTGTATTGGCGAGATGACTGATACAGGGGCTTCTGATTTTGCCTTAGATTTCGGATTTCAGGCAAACAAAGAAGCAACCAGTGAGGATATGAAAGCAATTGCTTTATCTATAGATAGTTTTATAGAAAAACACATCCTCCACCCGACATCCTTCGTGGAGGGTGATCTTTCTAAATCATGGAATACTGATTCAATTAAGAATTATGCTATGATCATGTTAAAGAAATATGGGATCACGCCAAATAGTGAAACATCCGCTTTATTAGGCATAAGTAGAATAATTGATAGGACAGACCTTTGGTAAATGGAATTTCGCCCTCACATACTGAAGTACCAAGAAAGAACACCTGGATATGATGATGAAGATGGTAATTACATTTCCGGAACATCTGAATTTGTGGGTGAGATACCATGTCGAGCGGTTCCAAATGGCAAAGCTGAGGAAAGAAGGTTTGAGGACGGGAAGGTATACCAATATGCTTACACTATCTACCTTGATTTATGTTATGCCGAATTATTGGAAAACAATTATGTGGTCCAGGTTTGGGATAAACAAGGTAGAAAAATACTGGAAATGCCAATTCATGGTGAACCTTACATCAAGCAATGCCATGTGAAAGTTTACGTGTGATATGGGAATAAAGATGAAAACGCCTATTAGTGAGATTGACGATATGCTTCAAAAAATGCAGCAACGAGCGGATGAACTCACGATACTTATGCTTTCTCGTCTAGGGGAGCAAACCGTAGCTTATGCAAGAGGTAGGGCAGCTTCAGAAAGCTGGATAGATCATACCGGAAATCTACGTAGTTCTATTGGATATGTGATAGTGGTAGATGGAAAAGTCAAACATCTTGATGGATTCAAGGAAGTACTTGGAGGTACGGAAGGGGTGAAAACCGGAAAAGACTTGGCTGTTGAAGTTGGAAAACAATATTCTAAGGGTTATGCTTTGATTGTTGTTGCCGGTATGCGCTATGCTGAGTTTGTTGAAGCTATTGATAGTAAGGATGTGTTAGCCGGTCCTGAATTATTTGCTCGAAGTAAGTTTCCTGAAATGCAAAGGAAGTTGAATACTCAAATTGCAAAAATGATATAGCAATGAAAGTTGATGGAAAAATAAAAACAGATGTCTATCGAGTCATTAAAGGCACTGCTCTTGAATTGGCTATTTCCGGAAAACTAAGTAAACGAGGTAGGCCGTCAGGCTCCAATCTTGAAGATATTGTTGTATCAGTTCTAGCCAACCAAAACGGGCAAAAACAAGAGGCATTTGTAAATGTGAATATTTATGTTCCAGATATTCAGGATGAAACTAATGCATATGTAATCAACGACCTTCGAATGGATGAACTTTCAGAATTAGCTGCTCAACTACTCGATAAATACAACGGCGGTAGCTTCAGGTTTGAAATTGATACTCAGAAAACCATTCAAGTAGAGAGTAAGTTTGAGCACATGGTGAATTTTAAATTATTATATCAACAATGTAACGAAACATATTAACTTTTTAATAATTATAATTATGGCAGATAAAGTTACCCTTTCATGGGGAAAACCAAAAATTGAAGTAAAAAAGTCCGGTGGAACAGAATGGGAAGAGTTTACGTCGCCTGTTGAGGATTCCACTCAGTTGGAAACTACTCAAGGCGATAAACTTGAAGCAAAAATAGAGGGAGGTGAGAATGAGGCTGTAAAATACAAGTCTAACACTTATCAATTATCATTTCAGGTGAGACAAGCCCCTGAACGCACCGACCCTATAGAGGATGTTGATGGGGTTGTAGCAGACGAGTATTCTGTTAAAATAACACCTGAGAATCCTAATGCTATCGGTATAACGATTGACCGAGCAGCGGTAAATGTTCAAACCATCTATAATACAGCAGATGGCTTGTCTAAAACTTATACTTTCGATGTATTGAAACCTGCTGAAGGGAATCAGATTAAACCGAATATTGGCGGTGATCCTGTCGGATAAAATTAATGCCGGGGAGTTATTCTCCGGCATAACTTTAATACTATACTGATGGATAAGAATAAAAATATTGAAATGGCTGTTTCTGATGCAATAACAGAAAAGTCTATTAAGTTTAACGTGGAAGACAAAGAATTTGTAATCCACCCACCAACATTAGGCAAAATGCAGCTCCTTTCTAAATATTATCTCATGTTAGATATTGACGAAAATGCATTAAGTGAGGAACCACATTTGGAGGCAATGAGAATCTGTGAATCTAAAACAGATGTTATATGTGTTTTGATGGCACTGGCTACCTTTCAAAAAAAGGACGACTTGTTGGATGATAAAAAGATACAGGAAAGGGCAGAGTTTTTCAAATGGAATACTGAGCCGGCAGATTTTAGTTCAGTCCTTCTTGCTTTGCTTACCCAGGTTCATTACGAAAATTTTATCAGCTCTATTCGATTGACAAAGACCTTGAGGCAAAACGCGCCGAAAGGTTGAAAACGAGCGATTCGAGTAGAGTAGTTGGTGGGAGCTCGTTATGGGGAGGTTTTTTTGATGTCTTACTTGAAAGGTACGGATGGACATTTGATTATTTACTATGGGGAATAAGCTATACAAACACGCAAATGCTATTGTCTGATTCTATCCAGACATTTATTATTTCGGAGAAAGATAAGTCCTCTAAAGGAACAAAAATAAGCGGGGATGACGTGAGTAATAATGAATTGATAAAGAGCCTTATTAGAGACTGAAATATAAAAGCCGGTGAGAGTCGGCTTTATTTCATTGGAGGATATCCCCATAATGCTCTTATTCTATTGGACATTTCAATAGCTTCTTCCTTCGTTTTAAAAAAGTTCTTCCCGTTGAAAATTAGAGTTCCGTCATTCTTTCTTTCTCCTGGAAGTGGTTCAGTGCTTTCAAAATTCCAACTATAGGGTACAGATACATACCAATATGTTTCACCTATTTCTGGAATCCATTTATCATTCTTATCCATTATCTTTGGGGTTAAAATGTTTGCAATATTATTGAGATAAAATTATTCGAAATATGAGCATTCATAGAACTATCATCAGAACCGTCATATGGACAAGAAAGATGATTGCAAAATTTATTACTGCATGTATAGCCTTAGATATAGAGGACTGTTTCATTCTTATTAAATTTTGAACGTAAAATTGTCATATAATTGTTGAACGGAATTTATTTCTGAAATTTCTTGAGGTAAAGATAATCCGAGTTTTTGGAAAAAGATTTCGTAATCGTTTTTTAATTCGCCTAAAGTTTGGTCGGTTAAAGCATCCTGAATCTGCTTATTTTTTAAATCATTGAAAAATTCATCAAATAGCAAATCTCTGGCTTTGTCTTTTTCCCCTTTAATGATTAGTTTTCTTATTTCCCAAGCCAAATCCAAACCGGTCGTACCCAGCATCTTTTCATGTATTTTTTTTACATTATCGGTCATTCCCCAAATTTTGAAAAATAGAATCAGTTGCATTAATCCAAATATCACATAGATAACTAGGGTAATAGTATCATAGTCTTCCATAATATATAATTTAACGTTTCCGCAAATATATACTATGTATAAGGATTTCCCCAATATTAAGTAAATTATTTTTTATCAGATAAATTTTCTCAAGCAATACCTGAGCTTTTCAATTTTAGAACTGCCTTTTTATATTACCAAAATCCTAATCACAAACAGTTTGTTATCTATTTACCCTATCCTCTGAAAACAAACTAACCCCATTTTATTACTTACTAATTACACAGTATAAATCAATGATATTAGGGATTATTGAGTGAACTTATATACAGTTTCACGACAACGGCCTCATTGTCGTAAATCGGTAATACAAATTCCTTTTAATCATAAGCCATAAAGGTAATTTTAAGTCTCAATTAGTAATATAAAGGGAATCAATGAGCCTACATTTTGAAATAACCGGAAATAATGAGGATTTGAAGCGAAAGTTAGAAGAATCCAGAAAAGCTATTCTTGATAGCGGGAAGACCGCAGAGGAACAGAGTGCAAAAATTGAAAAGGCTTTTCAATCAATGTCCAAGGGATTAACTCCAATAAACCCTCATTCAAATCCTATAAAAACACAGTTTACAGATTTAGTGGCAGAAGCCAAAAATGCGAGTACTGTAGTTGTTGACCAAATGCAGAAAATAGCCAAAGGTGTAGACGTCGCAAATCTTCCGATTGAGAAGTCTATAGATGTTTTGAAGACCTTTATTATCGAACAAAAGAAATATCTTGCAGAGACAGAAAACAATATAAAAAGCCTTGGAAAATTGAGAACAGAAGCCGCTCCAGGGCAAGCTGAGCAAAATATTTCCAAGCAATTAGTTGCAGCTAAAAAAGATTACCAGGAACAAAAAACGCTTATTGAGAGCCATTCTAAAGATTTAAATAAATTACAAGATCAATATAGAAACACCACCGAGGCAACAGAGTCTTTATATACACAAAGGCGTAAACTAAGAGAGGAAATGGCCTCTTTGGCTAATTCTGACGGAACGGTCAGTCCTCAGAACTTAGTTAAATATGATGAGTTAAAAAAGAAATATATTGAAGTTGAAACGGCAGTTAGACGAGTAAATAATGAAAGAAAGCTTCTTGCTTCGGAAGGTAGTGCGCAGATTGCCGGTATCATAAATGGAATTCAAGGATTTGCCGGTGCTTTTACGGCAGCGCAGGGGGTTATGTCTTTATTTGTGGATGACAATGAAAAACTTGCGAAGATTCAAAAGAACTTACAGGCTGCAATGTCTATAACCATCGGATTGCAGGCTGTCGCTAATACTTTGAGTGCGACAAGTTCATTCAGAATGAAAACCGCTACTACTATTCAAGCAGGATACACTACTGCATTAAATGCAACAAGTAGAGCATTTGTTAAAATGGGAATGAGCGCACGCGCTGCTGGTATATCAGCGAAAGTGGCTTGGGCAGCGGCAACACTCGGTATATCATTATTAATCGCTGCTGCAATAGAGGCTTACGATAGATTTAAGAGTCTTGGGACAATACAAAAAAGATTGAATAAGTCTACAGAAGAATATAATAAATCTATAATTACTGAATCGGCAAATATAAATAGGTTATTTGTTAACCTTAAAAAAGCAAAAGAAGGCACAAAAGCTTACCAGAAAGCAAGAGACGAAATACAGAGCAAATACGGCTCATATCTTGATGGATTAAGCAAAGAAATAAGATTGCTACAAGATCAGGAAGGGGCTTTTAAAGCAATTTCTGCTGCTGCAATACAAGCAGCAAAAGATAAGGCAATAGCTTCCGGTACTGAAGATGCCGCTGGAGCTTATGCTAAAACTTGGGGGGAGAATATAAAAAAAGCTAGAAAAGCTTTTTCAAAAGCTGGTGTTGAAAATATAAATGAAGTAATACAGGATATTAGTTCAGCAATCGATGCAGGAACAATACGTACGTGGTATAACAAAGGTGCTCAAATTGACGGGGTTAGCGAAGCTGTAAAAGTTGCATTTGAGAAGGTGAGAGAAAATGGCGGCTGGGATGCAGCAGGACTAAATCCGGCCATGACCGAAATAATATCTGCAAGAAATGAATACACTAAAGAGATTCGTGAACTTAATGCACTGTTTGGTTCTTCAGGAGATGAGGATGAAAAGCTTGAAATTAAAAATAAGGAACATTGGACAAATATTAAAGATACTGCTGAAAAAGCAAAAGCAGCTTTAGATTCATCCATGAAAGGGGGCGAAGATTGGTTAAAGTATGAGAAAATAATAGCCGATGCACAGAAAGAGTTAGATAAATACTCTAGTTCTTACGCGACCGACAACAAAATCCAATCCTCTGCCTATGAACGCCAGAGAGATGCTGATAGACGACGTATTGACCAGATTCAAGATGCCGTTGAACTTGAAATAAAGACCCGTGAAGAAAACATAAATCAGCTTGATGATTCCTTTGCGAAAGAAGAGCAAATGCGTCAACTTAATTATGATAAAGAGTTTTATGATGTCTTGAAGCAACAAGAACGTATGCTTCGCGCCCAGCAGGACGCTGAATATGATGAATGGAAAAAGAAGAACCCAAACTATCAGAAACAGGGTCTTGTATTTACACCTGCAACAAAGACTGCAAGTCAATTGCCGGATTCTCAGAAAAAGCAGCTTGAGGGAGAGTTCAATCTGGCATATTCCAAAAACGAAGGCGCTGAAAAGGATTCTTTAAAGAGACTGCTGGATTCCTATCAAAACTATGACATGCAACGCTTGGAATTAGAAAAGCGTTTCAATAATGACATGGCCGAATTGCGTAGACAAAGAGAGGAGGCACAGGCAAAGGGTAACACTATGCTTGCAGAGCAGATAGATAGAGCCTTAGTACAAGCCACAGCCAACAAAGGGAAAGAATTAATCTCCTTTGACTTAGATTTACTAAAGAAATCACCTGAGTATGTCCGTGCTTTCGAGGATTTGAAAAATACCTCCACTGAAACCTTAAATTCTCTGTTAACTCAACTTGATGAAATGAAGTTCAAGGCAGCCGAGACTATGAATCCGGATGACACACGGGAATATACATCTACCATCCAATCTATTATTGATGAACTGGTAGAACGTGACCCATTTAAGGCATTAGCTAATTCACAAAATGAGCTGGTTAAAGCTAATAAAGCATTAGTACAGGCAAAGAAGAATTTAAAACAAGCCGAGAGTAGTGGAAACCAAGAAGAAATAAATAAGGCCACTAAAGAATATAAACAAGCACTTGATGGCGTGAGAAAGGCATCCAACAATGTTATTAAAGCTCAGAAAGAAGTCACTGAGCAAATGACAGAGTTATTTGATTCTTTTTCTAGCGTTGGCGATGCTATAGGAGGTACTGCCGGTGAAATAATTGGTTTTATCTCCGATATAGGGGCATTTGTAATAACATCCATGGAAGGTATTAAACTTATGTCCAAAACTGCGGCAGAAGAATTAAAAGCCGTCGAAAAAGCCTCGGTTATTCTTACAATTATCGGTGCCGCCATTCAGTTAATGCAAAAACTAGGTGAAATACTTCCCTCTGCCGAAGATCAATATGAGAAATATGCTGCAAAAATAACCGAGATAAATAAACTTACTGACGCTGTTAATGAATATGAGATAGCAATAACAAAAGCCCGACATGCTGAAGAAAACTGGTTCTCTGAGGATGGTATGCGTTCACTGAAACAAGCTAAGGAACTTCACGAAGAAGTTGCCAGCGCCTACTTTGATAAGCTAACAGAAGAACAGGCAATATATCAAAATAAATCCGGTGCGGGATGGTTTACCAAGTTTGCGGACTTCACTACGATAGGGTTAGGCGATTTATTCAAGAATATGCCCGGGTGGGCCAAAGCCTTAACAAGTGACCCTTGGTCAGGTGCTTTGTCTCAATACAATAAGGGAACGACTGCTGCTGTAAATAACCTTAGAATTGAAACCCGAAAGCGTAGTAAGGGATTCTTAGGTTCAGGTATTGGTGGCAAATCTCAAAAGACAGAAGATTTGACTACATGGATGAAAAATAACTTAGGTTATGATTTATTCGATGAATCCGGATTGTTGAATCTTGATGCGGCAAATACCGTTTTGGATAAATATGGAGACAAACTTGTAGGCGAGACGAAAGCCACGCTTGAAGCATTAGTCGAACTTCGTGAGCAGTACGATGAATATTTAGAAACTCTGCACGAGTACGTTTCCTCTTTATATGAGCCTCTTGTGGATAACTTCGTAGATTCTCTCTGGGATTGGTTCGACGAGGGCAAAGATGCGCTAGATTCATTTAAAGATTACGCTTCCCAAACATTCCGGGATATAGTCTCCGACATGATGCGTACTATCATTCTCGATAAGGTTGTAGCCGGTTTCGGTGATGATATTAATGCTTTGTATGAGAAATACGCAACCGGCAGTTTGGGAGAACAGGACTTAATGGATGCCATTGCGGATAGGACCTCTGCATTGATTAGTGACTATGAGCAAAACATTCCGACATTACAAAACATCATGAGTCAATTAACCAGTAGCTTAGAGGGCATCGGTCTTGACTTGAGAGATACAGAGGGGAAAACATCACAGGAAGCCACCCGCCGCGGATTTGAAACCATGAGCCAGGATACAGCTTCTGAACTCAATGGTCGTTTCACTGCCTTACAAATGTCAGGTATAAATATAGAAAAACTTACCGGTATGATTCAAATGGATGTATCCGAACTACGGAGGATAGGTATGTCGTCCAATGAAGCTTTGCTAGATTTGCGAGATATAGGGCTTGATTCGGTTTTCTATCTGGAAAAAATAAGTAAAAACACCTCTCAATTATATATTATGAATGAGAAGTTAGAAAAGGTTGTAAAGAATACGGAAGGGTTATCGCGATGATTGCAATGATTTACATAAATGGGAAAGATGCTCATTCTACGTGGGGATGCTTTTTGGAGGATGGTAGCCGTGACAAACTCATCACGGGAGTTCCGCTTAAGGAATTCATAGAGAACAAATCCCGGTTAGAACACGGTAAACGAGTATTGTATTCATCTGCCAAACAGGATGAGCGCGATGTAGAACTAGTCTTCTGCTTTATAAAGAAAGGAAGCTTTGTTTCCAACTACCGCTCATTCATGGAAGAAATGTACAAAGGTGAAGTAAAACTCCACTATGTGGATGATGAGATAAACGAAACATATCATCTTACCTACCAGGGTTGCCGGAACCTGAATACTGTTCAATATGCTGGCAAAGTTTCCATTCGATTCAACGAACCAAATCCAGCCAACAGAGAGAATGATTGATATTAAGGACATACAAGGCAATATAAGATTCTCTACCCCGATTAACGAAGGTAGCCTACATCGCAAGAAGTTAATGTCAGAAGACTACATACTTCTTCGCTTCAATCTGGATGACCCTATCCAGTTTGAAAAGGGCGATTACACCGACTACAATGGTATCCGATACGAACTTACCGACTTTGTTTTCCCCAACTACAATACATCCACTGGCGGCTACGATTACGAACTACGCCTTGACGCTTATTACTGGAAATGGAAGAACAAGCTATTCATGTACGACCGTCAGGGCAATAACCGGGAAACCTCGTGGAAACTTACCCGCACTCCGGACGCACATCTATCGGTAATATGTTCTAATATAGCCACTTTAGGATATACCTATAACGGCACACCTTACACCTTTGCCATCGATGCCAGCGTATCCATGACCGCCAAGCTAGTTGAATACAACGATATCAATATCATTGATGCTCTTACCTTAATAGCCGAGACCTGGGAAGCCGAATGGTGGATACAAGATAATGTTATACATCTTGGCCGATGCGAGTACAACACAGCCCTTAATTTCGAATTAGGTAAGAACGTACAGTCCATGTCTCGCTCAGAGAGTAACGACAATTACGCCACCCGTATCTATGCTTTCGGCTCAACCCGTAACCTTCCGGTAAATTACCGGGAGAATAGCGGCGTAGTCGTTGAAGGTATTGTGCAGAAAAGACTGATGCTTCCCGTAGGCACTCCTTTCGTCGGTGAAAAAAACATACCCCAGGAACAAGCAGTCGAAGGTGTGGTTATCTTCGATGATGTCTACCCGCGGAGAATAGGCACCCTGTCGGATGTCTCCATGCATGAGATAGATGAAGTAGACGAAAACGATGAACCAACCGGGGTTAAAGTTCCTATCTACCGGTATAAAGATACTGGCCTAACATTCAAGGAAGAATATATCATCCCGGGTGAAGAGCTTCGAATCGTTTTCACGTCTGGCCCACTCAACGGTATGGACTTCGGGGTAATGTTTAATCCGGAAGGAAAAGATGAAGAAGACCCAGAAGCTCAATTGTGGGAAATTGTTCGCAACGAGGATTACGGAAGATTCTTACCAAACGATGTTCTAAAACCCGAAAACGGCAACGAATATATACTCTACGGTTTCGATACATCCTTTGTAGAGGATACTTATTTACCGGCTGCCGAACTTGAACTTCAAGACCGGGCGGAGAAATACTTAGCCAAATCAAAGGAAGACCCATCTGTCTATGACTGCCGGATGAACGCAGTAGCCATGATTGAGGATGAAATAGACTTGGATGTAGGCGATAGGGTAAAGTTGTTCAACTCTTCCTATTTCGGTCAGGGTAGCCGCCAGTCTCGTATATATGGTTTTGAGAAGTATTTAGATGGTAGTCAGGTTACTTACACTGTAGGTAACACCGCTAAGTATTCCCGTCTCGCCCAGGTTGAAAATGAGATAAAGCAGATAGAATACCAAGGTAACGCTTATTCAGGTTCAGGAGGCGGTGGCGTATATGTGATTGGCACCAATGACGGTACCCGGCCAACAGACAGAAATGTGCTATCTGCATTACGGTCACAGAGAGAGTTTTTAAGTAAACAGAAAGACGACCGCAGCACCGGCAAGATATTCTCCGATGTTGCTATTGGAGTAGATAACTTCGTAGCCGGTTCATCCGGAGCAATCATCTATGTGGATAAAGAGACCGGCCAGACCTACGGAGAGCTTGACAAACTCAAAGTCCGGTTGAAAGCCTACTTCGAAACCCTCGAGATAGTCAATGTTAATTCCGTTGGTGGAAAACAAATCATATCTCCCGCCGGAGCCATCACCGTCAACCGTGTAGAAGAGATAACGAACGGACGTGGAGAAGTAACCGCCTACCGTTGTTATTTCCTTGCCGAACAAGACGGAGAAAAAGTTGAGAACCGCTTCCATGCCGGAGACCAAGGATACTCTCAAATGTTCAACGCCAAACCGGGCGTGAGCAATCAAATATCCAATCATTACTACTGGCGACTGGTAACGTCGGTCGGTGATGATTATATAGACCTATCCGCTACCGATGCTGATACAGGAAGCGATATACCTGTAGTAGGTGATGTAATCGCCCATCGGGGTAACAGAACCGATGTAGACCGACAGAACTTCCTTGAATTCAGCTCTGTTGATGCATTCTCGCCATCCATTACGCTTTTTCAGGGTGTTAATTCATATTCATTACGGAATAAAGAGATGGTTTCTTATGGCGTTGACAAAACCACCGGCAAAGCATTCTTCAATGTATATGGTGAAATGTATGTAGGTGACCGTGACGGGAAAACATACATCAAATTCAGCTACGATAAAGGTGTTGAGATAAAAGGTAAACTTGCCGTAGGCACTCAACTCGGAAGTGGCAAGTCCATCGAGCAAGCCTTACTGGATGCAGAGCAAAATGCCATCAATGCATCCAAGGAAGACCTGGAAAATTTCGCTGGAACTATAACCGGAGATATTGAAAGCCTTCAAGACCAGATAGACGGAGCCATTGAAACATGGTTCGCCGACCCGGTACCAACACTTACCAACTATCCGGCTTCTCAGTGGACAACCAATGAACTTAAGAACGTCCATCTGGGAGACTTATATTACTCCGGTGAAGGAAAGGCTTACCGCTTCCAAATGGATGGCAATAACTACATCTGGCGGGAGATTACCGATACCGATATAACAAAAGCCCTTCAACAGGCTCAGAAAGCACAGGACACCGCAGACGGCAAACGAAAGATATTCGTCAGGCAACCGGGTACAGCCGATGATTACGAGATTGGTGATTTATGGGTAAATGCTACCTATGGCACCACATATAGCAACGATGTTCTACGGGCCAAAACATCCAAAGCCGCAGGAACTGCATTCAATATCTCCCACTGGGAAAAGGCATCCAAATATACCGATGATACCAAAGCGATAGAGGCCCTAGAAGAAGCACAAGCGGCACAAGAAGCTGCCGACCAGGCAAATACATCGGTTAATAACCTATCATCCGCCGTCACCGGTATGCAGAACTTCACCGACGAAGCTTTTGCTGACGGAGTAATTAACAGGAGTGAAGCATCTGCCATATCCAACTACCTGAATTCAATTAAGACCATCCAGCAAGAAGTAGCCAATTCGTACGGTAAAGTATATGATAACGCATTACTGACTGGTGTAGATAAAACAAATCTAGGTAACGGGTATACTGCTTTCAACAACTCGGCTACAGAACTCATCTCGGCCGTAAATAATGCTATTGCGGACGGTATAGCTACTCCGTTAGAACGTGCGAATGTTGATGCCAAATACACAAACTTCAATGACAAATATGGCACTTATGTCGCCTACCTGAATGCAGCCAACAAATACATACAGGACAGAATATATCTTACTGCAAACGATGCGTTAGACCAGATAGGTGGTTATGCCTTCCTGAAAAGGGCACTTCAAGAAGATACAACCATTGAAGGAGGTTTGATTCAATCTTCTGTACTCGCTTTAGGATATACTGATAGCGGTAATGTACATCGCGTCATGGCCGGAACATCTGGTATTTACGACCCAACAAAAATCGGAGGAGGCATAGCTTCCTGGTGGGGCGGTTCAATGAAAGACCGGGCTGACTACACAGAAGCTAATATGCCGGCAGACGTAGCAAGTAGCCTCGTGCGAATGGATGGTACCGGATACTTTGTCAACGGCGCCATTAAAATGAATGCCGACGGAACAATCACGGCCGACCCTCTTTCCTTCTTCGTTGGAGAAGAAACTGTTGGCGGGCTATTATCTTCCTTCCAGATAGTAATGCTCAATGGGAAGCCGGACTATATCATACCCAAAGTACCTTTCCAATCACTTAAGATAGCTACCCACATACAAATAGGCGAAGCATGGCTGAAGTACGATTCAGTAAATAAAGCCCTTTACGTTGAAGGTGCAGGTGGTATGCCGATTAACTTCTACGCAACGGGTGAAAATGCCGCCTATGGTGCTGGTTCAGGAAGTGGCGGTGGTACAGGCGGACTTGTGGAGACGATCTATAAATATGCTGACCTTGGAAAAACATTCTCAGACACGGCAAATGATACGTTTAACGCGTACACAACCAACATGCTGGCGAGTAGGATAACGGCACTGGAAACAGGGCAAGTCTCTTTAACATGGGCGAATATAACCGGTAAGCCGACAACAATTGCTGGATATGGTATAACGGATGCACCGACTAAGACAGGTAGTGGGGCGAGTGGAAACTGGGGAATAAATATTACTGGAAATGCTGAAAGACATGGTAATTTGACAAATTATCAAAACTTTGTAGGTTCTTTGCCCGTCACTACTGCCCTCAGTGATAATGGAATACTAATCACCCTGCCGGTAAACACGAATTCATCTCGAATGTTGATGTTTACCGTAAGAGCTTATAGAGGATATACTCCATTGGAAATACAATTATCCGGTTATTTATATTCCACTACCAATCAATGGCACGCCCCAAGAGCAATAATAAAAGCAAGTTCGGCAAGTGTACCTGTCTCTTTTGGTAGATTATCCAATGGACGTGCATGTGTGTGGATTGGAGGGACAAGTAATTATCCGGGTGTCTGTATTACTGATGTTGTAGGAGGATATCAGCCCCAAGACTGGAGAAATAGCTGGTCTATTGAGATAGCAGCCAAACCTTCCGCTACTTGGGGTTTAGAAACCACTGTATATCCACCTTTAAATTCAAACAACTACTCTACTACTCTGGATTCACGTTATGTAACCCTTACTACTGCACAAGCTATTTCCGGTGTTAAGACATTCACGGCATTACCTTTATTCAATGTGGGAGCCGGCGCAAGGAAAATAATAGACTTGCGCGCTGGTGATGTAAATGGAGATGCGCTACTGGTAACCGCTGGCGGCCTGACTGTTATTGGTTCAGGGGAGTTTCCACAAAACTTCTATGCTACAGGTGCAATGGTTGCAACAACTGAAAACCTAGTCTTTGGTGCTGACCAAAATATATACTTCTATACAAATGGGCAGACTATAGCCAATAGAGTAGGTGTAATACTCAATACTGCAAGAAGTTTTTATCCAGATGTTAATGGCACAGGTACTTTGGGTGTGGCAAGTAATAGGTGGAATGGGTTATTTAGCACCTCCGGTAATTTCAGCTCAAACCTATCAAGTGGCAACCATACAGTTAATGGTAATGTATACCATATGCTTACTCTAAAGCGAAACACTGCCGGCGCAGGGGCTTCTATACTATTTTCAAATGCGAGTAATAACCTAGGCAAGATAGGTTTTACAGCCGATTCAGCATTAAGAGTAGACATAGGTACAGGTAATGATGGCGCAGGTAGCTTACTTACGATACTTGCCAACGGAAATGTTGGTATGGGTTCAACAAGTCCTACAAACAGGCTACAAGTTGTTGGTACAGTGCAGGGTACTCAATTCATAAGCACACAAGCAACCGGTACAGCCCCTCTAACCGTTGCTAGTACAACATTAGTATCTAATCTGAATGCGGATTTATTGGACGGTTATCATGCAGCATCTATGCGTCCAATGGTGTCTCTGGGTGGCTTTCAGGATTACTGTTATACTGTTATAGGTCTCTGCCCTCTAACTAATACAAATATTAGTGCTGATTATCATTCATTTGGTGATATATATATCAGAAGGAGCAATGGTAACAATCCTCCAATAAGAATTGACTATTGCATTCAGAAGGGCTATAATTCAGTAGTTCCGAGAATAACATTTACCTGTAATCATTCAGGCGTATCAGCCTGTACATTTACTTATAATGGAGTTAAATATGCGGGATTTAGAATATTGCAAGGAAATTCACAACCTAATAATGCGTATGTATATGGTAAATGGGTAGGTGTAACTCCTTTCAGCGTAAATTACTATAATAGCAATACAGGAGTTGTAAATAATGCGGAAATAAATAATAGTATATCATTAACTGATAGGACATTTTATCATCAGTTGCTTAATGAGGTATCAATTGCTACCGTAAATTCAAATGTAGCATCTGCAACAATCTTACAAACCGCCCGAACTCTTTGGGGGCAGTCATTCAATGGCTCGGCGAATGTTAGCGGTAATATGACGGGTGTGGGAACCATCACTACAAGCGGAAGAATATATAATACTGGTGGAGTATGTGCCCGAATAGGTAGCACTGATGATTGGGCAAATGCTGCGGTATTTGCGGGAGCAACTATTCCTTTGGTATTATATGGACCCGGTGGAACAGCAAACACGAGAAAATATTATTTTGGGGTGACAGCTAATAGCCTTACATTTGCATCTGCTAATGACTCAAATAGTTATGTTGCTTCAATAGCTACTTATCATCATAACGGCAATGTGACATGGTTTGGAACCACCACCGCCGCTGCTATTAATACTTACCAGGTTGCACCAAGAACAAATAATACATATTCTTTAGGAACATCGGCATTACGTTGGTCGAATATATATACCCAGCTACTTAATGTAGCCGGTGCTGCTACGCTTTCTTCAACGCTCACAGTAGGTGGTCAAATAACAGCTAGTTCTGGTATAAAATTGCCTTATGGTGGTGGCAACTGGCTATCGATGGCAACTCGTACAGGTCAAATACTTGGTAATGTACAGAACTCAACATCAAATGCACATTCACTATTCATGCTCAAGAACAGTTCGGGTAGTGCTATATCTTTTGGGGGATTGGATGCAAATATTGGATTCCATGGATTTTACGCATCAAGAATATCTGCGGGAACTAACGGTCGTGATTGGTATACACAATGGAATGTTGATTCAGGTTTTTTAAATCACTCTGGTGCCATGCAGATACAGGGTGCAGCAACATTAACTTCTACACTTACTATCTCTGGTCAAACAACAATAAACAACAATCTTATACTCAACAATGTCAACGGCCGATACATTCAGATAGGTAATGTCAGGTTAATATATAACTCAACTAACAATGCTTTATATGTTCAGAAGGCTGATGGTACCGCCGCTAATTTTTACGCAACGGGAGAAGTTGCTTCTTATGGTTCTGCTGTAAGTACTTCTGTCTCTTATGCTGTGCCTGTTACAATTAGTTCTACCCTTAAGGTTACAGGAACTACTACTTTAGCAGCGGTAACGGCAGGCGCAATTACAGCTACATCATTACGTTCATCCAGTATTTTATCCGGGTATAACGGTGCTATTATTTTAAACACCGCAAGCAATTATACCATATTAGCTAATAGTTCGGCTGGTACAATGTATTTAAGACCGTCAGGGAACGGTTCTACTGTTGGTCAAGCTTATATAACAGCGGCGGGATTGTTGTCTGTTATGACTCTTGAACAACGTTCTGATATGCGGATGAAAAAGGTGATTGAACAGAAGCAATTATCCATTAAACAAATTGCAGATGCACCGCTATTTTCATTCTTATGGAAACATGATAAGTCAAATTATAATATAAATGTTGGCACTTCTGCTCAATACTGGAAGAATGTATTTAGTGATGTCGTGAATATGAATAATGATGGTATGTACTCTTTGTCCTATTCGGGATTAAATACAGCAATAGGTATTTCTTTGGCTCGGGAAGTCCTGAAAGTAGACGACGAAGTAACCCAATTAAAGAAACGGGTATCAGCACTGGAAAGAGATAATAGAGAATTAAGAAAACAATTAAATGTAGCATAACAAATTATGAATAAATATGAGAAAACTATTTGTAGTAATGTTCCTGGCATTTACAGGATGTTCGGAACCAATCGAACAGGAGGTATTTATGCCGAATGATGGGAAAAAAATAACAGCACCGGTAAGTGTCACCGACGTTAAATCCGTATTAGGCGTTAACAGCAATGACATAGGTTATTTGTGCGGCAATAATCACGGTAAAATAAATATGTGGAGTAAATACAAACCTGTTAAAGTGGCAAAAATAGTAGGTTTGACAGAAGCCGATTATAAAGCCAGTTACTATGGTTTGAATATTCAAATACCTGGTAATCCGGTATTTTCGTATGATCCACCGACGGGAGGTGCATCTTCTCCGTATCGACTCGGTGACTTTAGAAATTATAATCACAACGCAATTAGTGGAATGTCTTTAAAGCCGATATCAGCAGAAAAAAATATATTTAGCGATTTTACATCATTTGTTATTTCAATAGAAGATGACCCAACAAAAATAACCCTCTATGATATAAACCACCATCCGGCATTCCAAACCTTTTCCTCTGCCAGATGGTGGGCTAGAAATGTTAGTACAGGGAGTGAAATTATCAAAACAACGCCAGTAACATCAACATCGATTACAATGACACTAACTAATGCTGAATTAAGTAGGTTAGGTGTTGGAAATGTGAGAATAGCTTTAGAGCTGTTTACCAGTGCTGGTATTTCAGTTTCAAATGTATTTAATAATGAATGTGTACTTAAAATAACATCTGACTCAGGTATTTCTTTATCATGGGCTTATGATACCTATCAGATAGGAACTACAAATAACGATTTACAATATCTCAGTTATTACAGGCCAGGTATGGCGCAAGGAGCTTTAAATCTTAACAACAAAGACCTCACATTTGGTACTACATCTATAACAAACAGGTCAAATGTAGAGATATCGCAATCAAATATTTATCTTATTCTAAGGTACAGAAACGATGAAGGGAAATCTGTTTACAGTCGGTGTCCGGTATATAAAAATTCCAACTCAGGTGCTAATGTTGCCAGTAACTGGAGCATAGCCGCGAATTATGGTAATTACTATTTAAGGGCTATTATACCCAATCAATTTTTACCATGGATAAAAAAAGATGGTGGTGCCAAATATGTTTATTGTTCCTTCCAATTTAGCCGGATTAGGAATGGTACCGTCGAATATTATGATATAAGTGAACCATTTGGAGTAAACATGATACGTTCTACGGGGACAGAACCGATAATCCAGTAATATACTTTAATAAATTTCATTATGACAACATTAACAAACCAAAGAAAGCAATTCGATGTAGAGTCGAATTCAGAAAACCTGAAATTAACAGGTACAGTAACCTACACCGATAAAGGTGAAGTGAAAGATTTTAACGGAAATATTTCTTCCCTAAACCAGGAAGAAGAAACTGGGTTTAATGCTTGGTTCAATTACAACGAAACCGACGGTGTAGTAGACAGCGACAGTCAGAACGGTGTGCCCGTAGAGTACAATGCTGAAGCTTGCGGGCTGATTCGCAGCACAGTGAGTGATATCAAGAGCCAATTATCAAACAATCAATAATCAACGTTATGTCAGACAAGAAAACAAAACAAGAAGTAACCGAGAAGAAACAGGTTAAGATGGTGGATTTCCGCTCAATTGATGTGATGAACATCGAAGACAAGCCCGAACGATTGGATTTGTCAAAGCAGCTTGGCAATCTAATCTACAGCCAATCTAAGGACATCGGCGAGGCAGAACTTGCCCGGGATATGTACAAGAACGGCCGGATCGAGATTGACAAAGAGAAAGCGGAAATCGTGATGAAGTTCTCTGAAAACTTCTCTTATCCGGTGAGGGAGGCAGTGAGAAAGGCAGTAGAAATTTGATAAAAGAAAACCGCCTAACCTCACGGCCGGGCGGTTTAACTAATACGACCCCCATAACGGGGGAAAACACGGAGCAAAGATAATAATAAAATGGAAATGAGCGACATCGTAATGTTATTAGGGGCTTTAGGAGGCTTTGAGGGAGTTAAGTGGATTCTCCATTCGATTATCAACCGTAGAACGAACAGACGGCGTGAAAACGCTTCGGTCGAATCCATGGTAGATACTAATGAGAGGATACAGGTAGATTGGTTGGAAAAGAGACTGGCCGAGCGTGATATGAAGATAGATAATATCTACCGGGAACTTCGGCAGGAACAATCCGATAAAATCCAGTTGATTCACGAAAAGCACGCTATTGAAATGCAGTTGAAAGAAGCCGAGATACGCAGATGCGATGTCAGGGGGTGTAAGGATAGGGTGCCTCCCAGCGAATTCTAAATAGACCCTTAGATAATATATTATTAATCACTACCCGGCCGGTTTGGGAAAATAGGACGGTTTAAATTGAAAGGGAAAAGCTATGACAAAATTAAGTAGAGGACTCAGAAATAACAATCCAGGCAATATCCGTCTGGGAAATACCATTTGGCAAGGAGAAATCCGACCGAGTCTAGACACCGCATTTTGCCAGTTCAGTTCGATGGCTTACGGCTACCGGGCACTACTGAAACTGATTCAGAACTACAAGAAACTGTATGGATGCGACACCATCCGAAGTATAATCACCCGGTGGGCACCACCTAGCGAAAATCATACCGAGTCGTATATTAATCGAGTATGCCGTGAGATGGGTGGCGCTTACGATTCGATGTACGTCATTGACACGAGCTGCAAGGAAGTCATGTGTAAGCTGGCTGCCGCAATATCGTTGGTGGAGAATGGGGTACCGGCTATTATGGCCGATATTGAAGCTGGTTGGAATTTATTAAATAATTAATCCCAAAAAACAAGTAATGAAGAAGATAAAAAAGCAAAAAGCAGTTATCGTATGGGGTAACTGCTTTAATGGAACAATATCACTTTAACAGTGTATCAACTCTAAACTGCATTATATATCCGCAATTTAGACAATGAACGCATAAGGCATTCATATAAGAAAATTTAGATGCGTCAATCCCGTTTTCCGTTGAAGGATAACTGACAACATGTGTTGGAACTTCAGTAAAAAACATTTCTGTTGCATTGCAAATTGGGCAATTCAACTTACCGAGCTTCTTCTCGATTTTCAATTTTTCTTCTTCTGTAAACATATTGATAAATTTAAATGTGACAAACAAAAATAGTAATAAATCTGGGCATGACTTCGATATTTGAAAGATAAAGTTTAAATGTGACAGTTTTACTTTTTCGGAGTCGTGCCCTTATGTAATTAAGTTATGAACGAGAAGAGAATGTTTCAGTGGACTTTAATCGGGCTTGTCCTAATGTTTACCATTCTGCTGTTATCCGGATGCAAATCTACTCAATACGTACCCGTCGAGACAGTTAAAACCGAATACCGAGACATCCATCACCGGGATAGTATTCATATCTTGGACTCTCTTATCATTCGCGAGAAAGGAGATACGGTTTGGATGACCCGGTGGAGAATCGAATATAAAGACCGGCTGATTCGAGACAGTATATTAATTCGGGATAGTATTCAGGTTCCGTATCCGGTCGAAAGAAATTTATCGAAATGGGAACAAACCAAAATGGATATGGGAGGTATTGCTATCGGTGGCTTAATAGCTGTTTTATGCGGAATATTTTTTTGGATTGTCATCCGTTTACGAAAGACATAA